GCTCGGGCACCACCCTGATTGCAGCCGAGAAAAACGGCCGGGTTGCACGGCTCATGGAGTTGGACCCAAAATACTGCGACGTGATCGTCACCCGCTGGCAGGCCTTCACCGGCAAGCACGCGCACCTGGAGTCCGACGGGCGGTCCTTCACGGAGGTGATGGGCGAGCGCAGCCCCAACAGCTTGATCGGCAGCGAGGCTGGCAAGGCCGACGCAAAGCAGGCGAAGAAGCCTGCCAAAAAGGCCGATTGATGACAAAAACACACCGAATCACTGCATGGAAAGGAGCGATTCATGTCAAAAACAACTGAAAAATCCACCGTAAAAAAACCAGGCAAAAATGGCGGGGCACGCCCTGGGGCTGGCCGCGACCCATTCGTGCCCACGGAAACCGAGCGAAAGCAGGTGGAAGCCCTGTCGGGCTACGGCCTGCCGCTGGACCAGATCGCCGTGCTGATCCGCAAGGGCATCAATGTGGACACCCTTCGCACCCACTTTGCCGAAGAGCTGATCAGCGGCAAGGCCAAGGCCAACAGCCAGGTCGGCCGCACACTGTTCCAGAAGGCGACCTCGGGCGACACCACGGCCATGATCTGGTGGACCAAGACCCAGATGAAGTGGTCCGAAACCCAGAAGGTCGAGCACAGCGGCGTGGACGGCGCGCCGATCGCTGTGGCCACCATGGACCTCAAAGGCCTCAACGACACCGAGCTGGCGCAGATGCAGGCGCTGCTGACCAAAGCAAAAGGAGCTACCGAATGAACCACCCCACCGTTGTGAAACCCGCCCTCCCCGAGTCCCCGCTGCCCGCGCTGCTCGACCACGACGGCCGATTCCAGGCCCTCTACCCCGAGGACCTGGTTGTCGCCCACGGCGAGGTCATGGCCTCCTACGAGCGCGCCCGGATCTTGGCGCTCCTGGACGCCTTCGGCGATCAGTGCCAGGCCCAGGGCATGGCCTTGTCCGAAACCGGCCACGCCAACTCGGTCGTGGTCAACGCGCAGCTTGACGCCGTGCGGCTGCTGCAGGAAGCGATCAACGCCGGATGAGCGCGACGGTTCAGCACCCGCGCGACCAGGAGATGGAGCGTTGGCACATCGTCCCGATCAACGATTGGCGCGAGCATGAGCCATCGTGCACGTGCTGGTGCCACCCTCAGCCCGACGAGATCGATGAGCGCGTTTGGCTGCACAACGCCATGGACCAACGCGACAAGCTCGAACGCGGGGAAATCCGGCTGCAATGAACGCCCCCGTCTCCCCCTCCGTCATGCTGGACCTGATCGCCAAAGAGCAGGCCCGGCGCAAGGCCAGCGCCAGCCTGTACGAGTTCGTGCAGCAGGCCTGGCACGTGATGGAGCCCGGCGTGCCCTTTGTGCCGAGCTGGCACATCGAGACCATCTGCGAGCACCTGGAGGCGGTGAGTTCCGGCGAAATCACGCGGCTGCTGATCAACATCCCGCCGCGCCACTCCAAGTCCACCATCGTCTCGGTGGCCTGGTGCGCCTGGGAGTGGCTGACCTCGCCCGAGCAGAAGTTCCTCGCCGCGTCCTACTCGGGCACGCTGTCCATCCGGGACAACCTTAAGGCCCGGCGCCTGATCCAGTCGCCTTGGTACCAGGAGCGATGGGGGCACATGTTCCAGCTTTCGGGCGACCAGAACGCCAAGCAGCGCTTCGAGAACAACAAGACCGGCTACCGCCTGGCCACCTCGGTTGGCGGCACCGCCACCGGTGAGGGCGGCTCGCGCCTGATCCTCGACGACCCGCACGGCGCCCAGGACGCGCAGTCCGACACCATGCGTGAGACAGCGCTCGAGTGGTTCGACATGGTCTGGTCCACGCGACTGAACAACCCGAAGACCGACGCCATGGTGACGGTCATGCAGCGCCTGCACGAAAAGGACATCAGTGGGCACATCATCAACGACATCAAGGGCTGGGAGCACATCTGCATCCCGGCCGAGTGGGATGGCAAAGCCAGGCGCACGGTGCTCGGGCCCTACGACCCGCGCCGCGAGAAGGGCGAGCTGATCTGCCCGGCGCGCTTCGGCGAGGCCGAGATCACGAAGCTCAAGCAGCTGCTTGGCACCTACGGCGCCTCGGGCCAGCTCCAGCAGGACCCGTCGCCGGCCGAGGGCGGCATCCTCAAGACGGACAACTTCCAGCTTTGGCCGATGGCCCAGCGCCTGCCGCCATTCGAGTACATCCTGCAAAGCTACGACTGCGCCTTCACCGAGCGCACGACCGGCGACCCAACGGCCTGCACGGTCTGGGGCGTGTTCTCGCACCGGGGCCAGCGCAACGCCATGCTGCTGGACGCCTGGGACGAGCACCTCGGATACCCGGACCTGCGCAAGCGAGTGATCAAGGATTGGACGTCGGAGTACGGGGCCGACAGCTCGGCCAAGGCGGGCATGCCGACCAAGGGCAGGCGCCCAGACCGGATCCTCGTGGAGGCCAAGGCGTCTGGGCAATCGCTGCTGCAAGACTTGCGTCTGGCGCGCGTCCCCGCCATCGGGTACAACCCCGGGAACGCCGACAAAGTGTCCCGTGCCCACCAGGCCGCACCAATCCTGGAGCTTGGGTTGCTCTGGATTCCCGAGTCTGCCAAGAACCCGGGCCAACCTGTAAGCTGGGCTGATACGTTCCTCAAGCAGGTCGCCAAGTTTCCGGTGGCCGAGCACGACGATTTTGTGGATACGCTCACTCAAGCGATAATCTATTTGAAAAACGACGGCTTGCTGGAAATGCCAAGAGCACGCGACGTTGATGAAGATCAAAAACATCGTCGTAAAGAAAGGGTCAATCCCTATGCCGTCTGACGCCCCATCCATTTTTTCCGTCTCGCCGTATGCGCGGGCGATCGCGCGCGAGATGTACCCTGGCCAACTTGGCCAAGATGACCAGCAGGACGCTGCGCGCCATATGCTGGCGGCAGGAACGCTGGCACGAAAGTACAGCCCCGAAACCGCCGCGATGCTCGGCAAGCTGCACGAGTACTCCACTTCCCCGCTGGCCGCTTTGAAAATGATGCTTGGAATGGGCGAGATGCCCAAGGACTACCAGCAGGATCTGCACAACAACGCGATCGGAATTGAGATGGCCCGGCGCGCACAGTCACAGCGCGAGCTGGAGGACCTTGTGCAGGCCGCCGCCGAGCGATCGGCGCGCGAGCAGCAGGCCGGAGTTCCATGGGTCAACAAAGCTCACGGCGGCGTCGTTCGCAGCCCCCTCAACCACATCAAGGAGTGCTCTTGTGGCCGATGATCTGAACCAGCCGTACATCGGCTACCGCTCCGCAGGCCGCCGCCGTCCTGAACTCAACGACCGCGCTGCCTCGGCCGACGCCCCGCTGGCGCTTCTGCGCGGCGTGGCCTCTGGCGTGCTCGGAGCCCCTGGCGATATCGAATCCCTGGTGCGCATGCTGCCCGGCCTGTCCGAGCAAACATTCCTGCCGACCAGCGAGGACATTGAGCGACGCCTGCCGCTGCGCAGCGTGAGCGAGACTCCGGTTGGCCGCGCGGCAACTGGCGCCGGTCAGATTGGCGGAGGTTTCTACACCGGGCCCGGCTCCCCGCTGCGCGCGATCGCTGGCCTGCCGTCGGCGATGTCGCGCGCTGGGCGTGACTTCGCCATGGCCGCTGGTCAACCTGCCGTGAACGTGGTCAAGCCAAAGGGCGGGAACTTCCTGGCTGGAACGATTGAGCGGGTCATCGAGCCGATGAAGACGCGAGTAGTTGGCTCAGACCCTGCCGCTCGTTTGCGCGACCTTGACGCCGCTTACGCTCAAAATGTTGAAGCAGGCGTCGCAATGGACCCGGCTGTTTTTGCGCGAGAGCGTGCACGCCTTGAGCCTGAAGCCGCCATGAACCGCTGGCTTGAAACCAAGCTCGGCAAGTACTTTGAAAAAGAGATGGCCACGCCAGAGGACCCATTGCGGGCGTTGGCCGAGTCGTGGCCAGCCCGCCAGCAGGAGCAGCTCGCCGCTAAGGACGTCCAAATTGCTAAGGCTCGCGCCGACATGGAGGCCGCACGCGCTGCGCGTGGATTCACGCCAGAGATGATGACCAGATCGCAGGCACGCATTCGTGGCCTGGAAAAAGAGCGCGAGCTGATTGAGGCGCGGGGTGGGTTGCACTATGACCCAACGCCAACGGGCTACAGTGTTTCAAAACAACGCATCGCCGCTGGATTCCCCGAAGAAGGCATGGCGCAATCCGACCTTGCAAAGCGATGGGAAAAACGTGCCGACACTTTCTTCAACGAACTTCAAGCATCCGACTTGACGCGCGGATATCCAGAGCTTGTTGAAAAAGACCCATGGCTTGCAAAGGTTCCACCAGAAACTCGCGTGTACGAACTTCTTGGTGGCGCGAACGAAGAGCTCGGCATGCAGCACCTTGTCGACGAGCTGAAAAACGCGATCAACCCGTCGTCCGGCCTTCCACCTGAGTTGCTGCTCAAGTACACCGACCTGGAAAAGAAAACGGTGCCCGACATTGTCAATCAAGTGGCCGACATCAACGCTTGGCGTGCAATGCAAAAAGCCGAAGCTGATCGCGCCAGGGCAATGAACGCTGCGACGCATTTGTTCAAGGAATACCCGGAACAAGGGTTGCGGTGGGTGGAGTTGAAACTCCCAGAAAAGACCGGGAAAAATGTTGCCAGAACAAAATCGGCAGAAGAACTCGAGATGGCTGGCGAGGGTGTCGAAACCATGTCTCACGATGACATTGTTGCGATGACTCGCAATATGGCTCGCGACGAAGGCATCCGGCCAGGCACTCAAGAATTCAACGACATGCTTCAAGAGAACATCAGAATGTTTGGAGAGAAACCGAGCATGGTTGATGAGTCCGAAGCAATCCTTGCCGATGCCCTGAAATACGAGGGCGAGCTCCTTCAGCACTGCGTCGGCGGCTACTGCCCCGATGTGATCGAGGGCCGGTCCAAGATTTTCAGCCTGCGCGACAAGAAAGGGCAGCCGCATGTGACGATCGAGGTTAAGCCTGGCGTTGAAAACCCGTCAATCACAGAGGGAGAGTTCAGGGGGCAGCGTCGTTTCATTGTCAACAACAAGGGCACTGGATTTCCAACCCTTGAAGAGGCGCAAAAATACGCGCAAGAAATCAGCATTCCGGACATTGTCCAGATCAAAGGCCTGTTAAACCGCGCGCCAGCCGCTGAGTACCTTCCAGCTGTGCAGGATTTTGTGCGGTCTGGGAAGTGGAGCAGGGTTGGCGACCTGCAGAACACGGGTTTGTACCGTAAAAGTGACTTTATTGACGAGTTCAAACCTGAGCAATTGGATGCAATTGGCCGCGGTGAATATGTCACGATGGATGAAATCAAAAAATTGCGCGAAGGAAAAAGCTGGAAGCCGATTGACACCGATCCTGATCTAGACATTGATGTTTCGGGCTTCGCCGAAGGCGGCCTGGTCGGTGGTGCGAATTTCCCCACATACGACTTCGACCCGGCTAGAATCGACTCCATCGTGGGCGAGCTCCACGCAATGAACGCAGGCTGAACACCATGGCAGACGAACTCCTGAACGAAGGCGAAGACGAAAACCCCAGCGAGGATGCGCAGCGCGGCGAGTCTGTCTCCCTGCCCGACGAGGACCTGGAGGTCGAGGACACCGAGGACGGCGGCGCCGTCATTCGGATGACCAACGAGCGCGACGCTGCGGACAAGAAGGCCCACTTCGCCAACATCGTCGACGAGGTCGATCAAAGCATGCTGGCCGGCGTCGTGGTCGACCTGCTCGACAAGATCGAGCGCGACAAGGACGCCCGCTCCAAGCGCGACAAGCTCTACGAGGAAGGCCTGCGCCGCACCGGCCTGGGCGACGATGCCCCGGGCGGCGCGCAGTTCTCTGGCGCCAACAAGGTGGTGCACCCCATGCTGGTCGAGGCCTGCGTCGACTTCAGCGCCCGCTTCATGAAGGAGGTGTTCCCGCCTTCCGGCCCGGTCAAGTCCAAGATCATGGGCGAGGTCGAGCCCGAGAAGCTGGAAAAAGCTCGCCGCAAGGCCGACTTCATGAACTGGCAGACCACGCAGCAGATGCCCGAGCTGCGCGGCGAGCTTGAGCAGCTTTCGACCCAACTGCCCCTGGGCGGCGGCCAGTACCTCAAGCTCATGTGGTCGCCACAGTGGAAGCGCCCGACGGCCGAGTTCATCGCCATCGATGACATCTACCTTCCGTTTGCAGCCACCAACTTTTACAGCGCCGAGCGCAAGACGCACGTTCAGTACGTCACCAAGTCCGAGTTCAACCGCCGCGTCAAAGCTGGCATGTACGCCGAGGTGGACCTGGGCTCGCCCGATCAGATCGAGTTCAGCAAGGCAACCGTCGCCAACGACAAGATCGAAGGCCGCGAGGACACCAGCTACAACGAGGACGGCCTGCGCACCATCTTCGAGATTTACACCCACCTGGACTTCGGTGACGGCATGGAGCCGTACATCATCAGCATCGACAAGTCCACGCGCAAGGCCCTGAGCCTGTACCGCAACTGGGAGCCCGAGGACGACCGCCGCAAGGAGCTGGACTGGATTGTCGAGTTCCCGTTCGTGCCCTGGCGCGGCGCCTACCCGATCGGCCTCACGCACATGATCGGTGGCCTATCCGGCGCTGCCACTGGCGCCCTTCGCGCGCTGCTGGACTCGGCCCACATCCAAAACATCCCCACGCTGCTCAAGCTCAAGGGCGGCCCCGGCGGCCAGACAATCAACGTGCAGCCGACCGAGGTGGTCGAGATCGAGGGGGGCGCCCTGGTCGACGACATTCGCAAGCTGGCCATGGCCCTGCCGTTCAACGGCCCGAGCCCCACGCTGTTCCAGCTGCTCGGTTTCCTGGTGGATGCCGGCAAGGGTGTGGTGCAGACCTCGTTCGAGAAGCTGTCCGACCAGAATCCCAACGCCCCGGTGGGCACGACCCTGGCGCTCATCGAGCAGGGCATGGTGGTGTTCAGCTCCATCCACTCGCGCCTGCACAACTCGATGGCCCGCGTGTTCCAGATCCTGCACCGGATCAACAGCGCGTACCTGACCGAAGAGGACATTGCAGCCGAGGAATCCGGTCTGGATGTCAAACCCGAGGACTTCGACGGCCCGATGGACGTTGTGCCGGTCAGCGACCCGGCCATTTTCAGCGAGGCCCAGCGCTTCGCTCAAGTGCAGGCCGTGCAGCAGCGCGCTGCGGCCATGCCGCAGATGTACGACCTACGCAAGGTCGAGGAAATGTTCCTGCGCAATCTGAAGCTCAGCCCGGACGATGTGCTGCAGCCTCAGCCTGGCCAGGACGACGTCGACCCGGTGAGCGAGAACGTGGCTGCCTCGATGGGGCGCCCGGTTTACGTGCTGCCAAAGCAGGACCACGTTGCCCACATCCAGACGCACCTGGCCTTCCTGAAGTCGCCCATGTTCGGCATGAACCCGGCGATCATCAAGACCTACATCTACCCGATGGCGCAGCACTTGCGTGACCACCTGCTGAACTTCTACCTCACGCAAGCGCACGAGGCTGTGCAGCGCGCTGAGCGTGAGCACCTGATCGCCGACGGCGATGCTGAGCAGCAGGTTCGCGTGATCGTGAAGGTCCAGCAGATCATCGAGCAGCAGCTGGCGCAGTTTGCGCAGGAGCTGGCTCAGATCGACAAGATGGCCGAGCAGTTTGCACCTCAGCCGCCACAGATGCCGCAAGACAACAGCATGCAGATTGCGCAGCTCAATGCGCAGGTGCAGCAGCTGGCCCTGCAACAGCGCGCGCAGACGGACGCCGCTCGCCTGCAACTGGAGCAGCAGAAGGCCGCGCAAAACGCCCAGGCCGACGCCGCTGCCCTGGCCGACAAGCAGCAAGCGCGCGCGCAGGACCTGCAGCGCGAGCAACTGCGTCAGGTCGCCGAGTCGCAGCGCACAGCGGCTGAGATCGATGCCCGCCTGCAGATGAACGACTCTGACAACGCCACGGCCATGCGCCTGGCCGCCGCAGAGATTGCCTCTGGCGAGAAAATCGCCGTGAGCACCGGTACCGGCATCAACCCCGGCGCACGATAACCCCCACCCCAAGGAGCACTCCATGGCGAATTCAAGCGACAAACCCACCACTGGCACCGTTCCGATGACCGGCGCGCTGGTCAAGCAGCACCACCGCATGGCCGCTGGCCAGCCCGTGACCGGCCAGACCCTGCCGGCCGCCCCCACGATGCCCAAGACCCCCGCCTGATGGCCATCGAGGACCGCCTGCTCGGGAAGCTCAAAGCTGAACAGCAGGTTTTCGCGCTTGAAGCCCTCAAGCGCCCGGTCGAGCGTGACGCTTTCGAGTACGGATACCGCGTGGGCATGGTTGCTGGATACGAAGCGGCCATCAAAGCCCTCCTTGATCTTCTGGACGACGAGCGCCACGGCGACCGAGACCTGTGATTCGCACGGGTCTGTGACGATTTTTTGATGGCGGCCGCTGTGGCCGCCGTAACACCTGCTGAAAGGAGCAGAAGATGACAGCAGAAGTGCTGATTGACGCCATGCGGGAGGCATTCCCCGAGGCAAACCCCGGCATCGTCCCCTTCGGGAGCCGGGTCCTGGTGCAGATTCGCACCCCCAAGACCAAGACGGCCTCCGGGATCATCATCGACAACGGCTCGCGCGACACCGAGAAGTGGAACACCCAGGTGGCCCGCGTCGTTTCTGTCGGCGCCCTGGCCTTCAAGAACCGAAACACCATGGACCCGTGGCCCGAAGGCAGCTGGTGCGGCCCGGGTGACTACGTTCGCGTGCCCAAATACGGCGGCGATCGCTGGGAAGTGCCCCTGGCCAACGGCGAGTCGGCCCTGTTCGTCATCTTCAACGACCTGGACATCATCGGCCAGGTCACCGGCGACCCGCTCGCCATCCGTGCTTTCATCTGAGGGGGGCGCCATGAAGCAACACATTGGAGTGAAGCTCATCAACGCCAAGCCGATGACCCGCCAGGAGTACAACGATTTCCGTGGCTGGCCGCTGCCTGCTGACGAAAACGGCGCGGATGAAGGCTTCCTTGTCGAGTACTTGGACGGCGGCAAAGCAAACACGGACCTGTACGCTGGTTATGTGTCCTGGTCGCCCGCCGAGGTGTTCAACCGCGCATACCGCCCGACCGACGGCCTGACGTTTGGCCTGGCCATCGAGGCGTTGAAGGCTGGCCACAAAGTTGCCCGCGCCGGCTGGAATGGCAAAGGCATGTGGCTGTCGCTTTCCGGCGACTCGGCTCACGCCCGCTACGTCGACCAGGACAAGTTCTGGTCCAAGCACAACAGCGACTTCGCTGTGCAGCAGGGTGGTGCCGCCCGCGTGCTGCCTTGCATCACTATGAAAACCGCTGACGATGCAATCCTGATGGGCTGGCTCGCATCGCAGACCGACATGCTGGCCGAGGACTGGAGGATCGTGGAATGAGCACCGACGCACAAATCGAACAGGAAATCCAAGCCAAAGGCAAGACGGCCGCGCGCATCACGCCTGCGGACATCGAGGCCAACATCGCCAGCGAGCACTACTTCCGAGCCGACCACGGCCTGGTTGGTGTGGAGGCCTTTGCGGCTGCCGGCACCTTCGAGACCGGCGAGCTTCGCCCGGTGCGCGAGCTGATGCTGCCGCCCGCCCTGCGCCTGCTGACCTTCTGCGTGCTGGTCCTTCGTAACGGCTTTACCGTCACCGGAGAGTCGGCCTGCGCCAGCCCCGAGAACTTCGACGAGGAAATCGGCCGCAAAGTTGCGCGCCAGAATGCCGTGCAGAAAATCTGGCCCTTGATGGGCTACGAGTTGCGCAGCAAGCTGGCAGCCCAGGCTGCCCACGACGACGACTTCCCCCTCGGCAAAGCCTGCGACCTCTCCGGCGAAGGCACCTGCGAGGCCTGCCAATAACCATCACAGGAGCACAACATGCCAACCATGACCGAAGATGACAACAACCCCAGCGACAACCGCCCGGGGGACAACGAGGACATCGTCATCGTCGAGAATCAGCCTGGCGCCAACCAGGCCCAGGACAACCATGACGACGACCACGACGACGACGCCCGCCTGAACGCTGGCGACGACAGCCGCGACGACGGCAACGACGCCGAGCGCGAGGCCATCCGCGAACGCCGACGCAAGGAAAAGGCAGAGCGCAAGCAACGCCGCGAAGAGGCGATCAGCCGCGACAAGCTGGAGCTGAACTTCCTGCGCAAGCGAAACGACGACCTCGAGCGCCGCCTGGGCTCCGTCGAGCAGCGCACGCACCAAGCCGACCTGTCTCAGCTCGACGCCCAGATCGCCCAGGCCCGCAACGAGGCAGAAATGGCCGAGCGCGTGATCGCCAAGGCGGTGGCCGCCGGCAACGGTGACGATGTGGCCCAGGCCATGCGCTACCGCGACCAGGCGATCCAGAAGGCCAACCAGCTGGCGTTTGCCAAGCAGCAGGCCATGGTCCAGCGCCAGCAGGCCCAGCCGAAGAACGAAGGCCTGGACGACATGGCCATGCACTACGCCAAGGAGTTCATCACGGAAAACTCGTGGTACGACCCCAAGGGCCAGGACGAGGACAGCGCGATCGTGCTGGCCATCGACGGCGCCCTGCACCGCGAAGGTTTCCGCCCGGACACCGAGGAATATTGGGACGAGCTGCGCGAGCGGGCTGCCAAACGCCTGCCCGAGCGCTTCAAGCAGACTACCCGCCGCAACGATCACAGCGACGACCGTGGCACCCGCGACGAGCCCCGCCAGCAGCGCCAGCAACGCGGTGGCCCGGCCATCGGCTCTGGTCGTGAGCATGCCCCCACCAGCACCCGGACCGAGGTCTACATCAGCCCCGAGCGCAAGCAGGCGCTGATCGAGGCCGGCGTCTGGGACGACCCGGTGCTGCGCATGAAGTACGTCAAACGCTACGCGGAATATGACCGCAACAACCGCGCGTAAAAAAATCGCGTTGTGTTTTTTGAAATCCCACCTATAATTTTTCCCAATCGCTGAAAGGAGCGAGAAATGTCTGACGAACGCCTCAAGAAATCCGCTGGTGACAACCGTGAAAGCCGTGCGATGGTAGATCGCGCTGCATCCGAATCACGCGCCCTGTCCGATGATGAGCGGGTTGAAATGTTCCGACAGCAGTTCCACCAGTCCTCACTTCCGGACTTGCCCAAACTCGACGGCTGGCATTGCTGCTGGCTGACCACTGCGAATCCGCGCGACTCCATCCACATGCGTATGCGTCTGGGTTACGAGCCTTTGAAGCCGAGCGATGTGCCCGGCTGGGACTATGTCACTCTGAAAACGGGTGAATGGCAAGGCTTCATTGGTGTCAACGAGATGCTTGCTTTCAAACTCCCGATCAGCCTGTACGAAAAGTACATGCAGGAAGCTCACCACGACGCGCCTCTGCGCGAAGAAGAGAAGCTCTCCGACACGGCTGAGTTCATGGAGCAGCAGGCTCGCGCTTCTGGATCGCGCATGGATGCGGGTGATGGCATGGCGGAAATTGGACAAAAACGGTCTGCTCAATTTGAGCTGACCTGAACAGTTCAGTCCATTCAACCCCTTAAGGAGCACGCTCTATGTCCTCGACTAGCGCACCTTTTGGCTTCCGCGCCTCCTACCACAACAGTGGTCAGATGCGTCCGAAAGCCTACACCATCGCGAGCACCTACGCCGCCAACATCTTCTCGGGCGACCCCGTGAAGCTGACCGACGCTGGTGTGATTCAACTGGGCACCTCTGACGGTACTCGTTCTGGCACCACCGACGGCGTGACCCTCCTGGGCATCTTCGCCGGCTGCCAGTACAACGACGCCACCGGCCGTCCCACCATCAGCCCCTTCTGGCCGAGCGGTGCAACTGGCACGAACATCATCGCCTGGGTCTATGACGACCCCGAGACGCTGTTCGACGTGCAATACGACAACCCCTCCGCTGGTACCACCGTGCAAACGGCTGTCGGCGAAGAGTGCGACTGGACTGTGGCCTCCCCTGGCGGCAGCACCCAGACGGGCCTGTCGAACACCAAACTCACCGCCATCCAAACCACCTCTGGCCAGTTCCAGATCACCGGTTTCGCTGGCAACATCAACGACTCGCTGACCGACGCTTACGTTGTGGCCACTGTTCGTATCAACGAGCACGCCTACAAGGCTGCCGTCAACAGCATCTAAGGAGGGCTGAAACATGGCAACCCCAATGCGTAGTACGGACTTCCGGTCCGTTGTTGAACCCATCCTGAACGAGGTGTTCGACGGTGTTTACGAGCAGCGTGCCGACGAGTGGAAACAAGTGTTCCGCGAGCAAAAAGGCATCCCGCGCAACTACCATGAAGAACCCGTCCTGTACGGTTTCGGTGCTGCGCCCGAGCTGCCTGACGGCATGGCCGTGACCTACCAGTCCGGCGGCGTGCTGTTCATGCAGCGCTACCTCTACAAGGTGTACGGCCTGGCCTTCGCCCTGACCAAAGTGCTGGTCGAGGACGGTGACCACATCCGTATCGGTCAGACCTACGCCAAGCACCTGGCGCAGTCCCTGATCGAGACCAAAGAAACCCTGGCAGCCAACATCCTGAACCGCGCCTTCAACAGCGCGTACGCAGGCGGTGACGGCGTGTCCCTGGTTTCCACGGCTCACCCCATCGTCAACGGCACGTTCAGCAACCAGCTGGCCACCGCCGCCGCCCTGTCGCAGACGTCCCTCGAGCAGATGCTGATCCAGATCCGCAATGCCGTGGACAACAACGGCAAGCGCATCCGCCTGACACCCAAGAAGATCGTCACCGGTCCTTCCAACGTGTTCCAGGCTGAAGTGCTGCTGAAGTCTGTGCTGCGCACCGGCACCGCCGACAACGACATCAACCCGGTGAAGTCGATGGGTATGCTGGCCGAAGGCCAAGCCAACCTGTCTCGTATCACCAGCACCACTGCCTGGTGGGTTCAGACCGACGCTCCCGAAGGTCTGAAGCTGATGATGCGTCGCGGCCTGGAGAAATCCATGGAAGGCGATTTTGAAACTGACTCGATGCGCTACAAGGCGACAGAGCGTTACGCCCTCGGATGGACAGACCCTCGCGCCGTGTTCGGCACATCCGCTGCGTAAGTTGACACTTTCTCGCGGATAAGCGAAACTCCCGGTGACTTAAAACACCGGGAGTTTTTTTATGGGGATTTGCACATTCGACGGCTGCGGTCGCAAGCATAAGGCGCGCGGTTTGTGCGCCACGCACTACGCCATGCTTTCACAGGGACGAGAGCTTGTCCCGATCGGCTCGCGCACCAGTCGTCTGGAAATGCCAGAGTGCTGTAGTGTTGACGGGTGCGATCGCCCGGTCAAATCAAAGGGGTTGTGCAAGATGCATTACGCCCGCTTCCAGCGCCATGGGCACACAAATGAAGTGCCGCGAGCCATGGTGATTTTTGACACCAAGCCAGCATTCACGCCACCAGAAAATGAAGAAGGGCGCGCTTTTCAGAAATGCATGGTGCATAACTGCAGCAGGCCGCAAGTCGCCAAGGATTTGTGCGAAGTTCACTACAAACGACAGAAAAGACACGAGAGCACAGATCAAACGCGACCGAATGACTGGGGACAGCGAGAAAAGCACCCGTCATATAAGGCTTGGTGCGGCCTTCGTCGGTACCACTTGCTGGACATGCAGGAGGACTGGAAGGATGATTTCTGGAAATTTGCGAGCGATGTTGGAAGCAGACCAGAATCATCGCGAGCATTTAGGCCAGACAAATCAATGCCATGGTCGAAAAGCAATTTTTACTGGAATGGGAATCAAAAAACCCCAGTTGATCGCAAGGAATACATGCGCCAGTGGCATAAAAAAGCTCGCGCCGCAAATCCAGACTATTACGCCGATTCTGACCTTCGCAAAAACTACGGCGTCACCCTCGACTGGTACAACCAAAAGATCGAAGACCAAAACGGCGTCTGCGCTATCTGCAAAGAACCAGAAACCACCGTGATTCGCGGAAAGACAATTTCGCTTTCCGTTGATCATTGTCACAAAACTGGAAACGCTCGCGGCTTGCTTTGCAAGAGCTGCAATCAGGCGCTTGGACTTTTCAGAGACAAAATTGACACCCTCGAATCCGCCGTGCGATACTTGCGCCGCAGTGAGGCTGAATAGCCGACCTGTCTGGGCACCTTCAACCCGCGCAGCAGACGGCCCGCCCTGGCCGACGACATGCAGACGGCTGCGCAAAACTCGCATGTGAGGAATCATCATGGCTCAAACCACTTTCAGCGGCCCCGTCAAATCCAACGCCGGCTTCCTGTTCCCCGTCACGACGACCGCCAACCTGCCCGCTGCCAGCAGCGTCGCCGCAGGCACCGCCTACGTCATTTCTGACAACGGCGCCGGCAACGACGAGTACTGCGTTGTCATCAGCACCGGCTCTGCCTGGGTGACTGCCGTCGGCGCTGCTTTGAGCTGATCTCCTGCGTCATGACGCACCCCACCAACCGGTGGGGTTTCATTCAAACCAGGAGATCACCTCATGATGACCGACAAATTAGGCTACAAGCCGGTTGCAGCCGAGACCGCTGTGATCAAAGCCACACCCGCCGGACTGTTCTCGGTGACCTGCATCGTTGCGGGCGCCGTCACGGTCTACGACAACGCATCTGCGGCCAGCGGCAACATCCTCTACAAAAAGACAATGGCAGAGGGTGAAATCGCAACTTGGGCCAGCCACGGTATTGCTGCGAACAACGGCCTGGTGGTCGTGGCCGCTGGTACCGTGAACGTTGCTTACACCTGATCCAGGCGCGGAAGGTTCGCGCCATGGAAATGATGGTCTGGAATATCGTACTGACAGCAATCGTCGCCCTGCTTGGATTTGTCGTGAAAGAGAAATTCTCCGAGCTTCAGCGCATCAGTATCTTGCTCAACAAAACGCGCGAGGAAATCGCACGCGATCACATTACCCGCACCGAGTTTCGGGCGGACATGCAACAGCTCATGGACCGGTTTGACCGCCTTGAGCGCAAGATCGACAACCTCAAAGCGCCCACTCACGAGCGCGACTGACTGGAGAAAATCATGGGCTGCAAATACGTCAAAGAGTTCGACTTCGGCACGAAGGGCAAGGACGGCTCCGTCAAGTACTCGATGGGTGGCAAGGTTGGTGGCTACGCCAAGGGCGGCGCCTGCAAGGGCTACGCCGAGGGCGGCAAGGTCCACAGCGATGTGGCCATGGACAAGAAGATGGTCAAGGAAGCCGTGCACAAGCACGAGAAGGCCATGCACAAAGGCGAGCCCCTGACCAAGTTGGCCAAGGGCGGCAAGGTGCAGGCCCCTGGCTTTGTTGGCCAGACCATGATCAAGGACACCAGCAAGCTGGGCATCAAGGGCAACAAGAACCCCGGCATCAAGGGCTCCAAGCCCGTGGCGCCGAATCTGCCCACGCTCAAGCTGGCCAAGGGTGGCCAGGCCAAGATGCCCCGCATGGAAGCCATGGACAAGCGCGAAATGGCCATGACCCCCACGATGCGCCGCGAGGCAGCCATGACCAGCCGCAAGGTCGAGGCACCCGCACGCAAGATGGTGCCCGTTGCTCCCCGCGAGCCGATGCTGGCCATGAAGTCTGGTGGCAAAGTGAGCCAGGCCAAGGTCGGCAAGGTCATGGGCGAGTTCAAAGCCGGCGAGCTGCACTCGGGCAAGGACGGCAAGGTCGTCACCAACCCCAAGCAGGCGATCGCCATCGCTTTGTCCGAAGGCCGCAAGGCCGCCAAGCGTTGATCGAGGACGGAGCGGCGTGTTTGCCGCTCCTGGTCGCTTGATCTACAATTCCCCAACCCCCACGGGCACGCTGAATCGGCGGCCATCTGACGACGACACACGGAGTTAGCATGGCCTTTTCCGGCAGCATCAGCAGCACAACATTCAACGCCCTGAAGGTCGTCGATCACGCCTTCCGGCGCTGCCGCCTGCCCGCCCAGGCCATCACGGCCGAAATGCACGCCTACGCGCTCGAGTCGCTGTACCTGCTGCTCAGCGAGCTGGCCAACACCAAGACCCCCAGCTGGTGCATCGAGCGCCAGATTTACCCGTTCTACGAAGGCCAGCCCGTTGTGACCCTGTCCAACGGCACCGTGGAAGTGCTCAACGCCAACCTGCGCACGCTGCAGGAGTTGACCGGCACCACGGTTTCGCTGCCGACCAGCTACACGGTCGATTTCAACGACCAGGACGGCGGCGTGGGCACGGTAAACACCGTGGGGATGAAGTGGACCGGCGCGTCGGTGGCGGTCACGTTCGAAACCTCCAACGACGGCCTGGTCTGGACCACGGTCGGCACGCAAACGACGGCGGCCACCGCTGGCGAATGGACCTGGACCGACATCGTTCCGGCCATGGCCAAGCGCCTGTTCCGCATCACCAGCAGCTCGCCCATGCTGCTCAGCGAGGTTTACCTGGGCACGCTGCCCCAGGAAATCCCCATGGGCACGCTCAACCGCGACACCTACGTGGCGCAGAGCAACAAGGTGTTCCTTGGCCGCCCGCTGACCTACTGGTTCCAGCGCGATCTGCCCCGCCCGGTCATGAACCTGTGGCCGTCGCCCAACGCGGCCGCCGAGCACCAGCAGCTGATCGTCTGGCGCCATCGCCACATCATGGACACCGAGAACCTGCAGCAGGACGTCGAGGTTCCGCAGCGCTGGCTCGAAGCGATCACGGCCGGTCTGTCGGCTAAAGTGGGAGCCGAAACCCCGTCCGTGGACCCTGGTCTTGTGCTCACGCTCGAGCAGAAGTGGTATGCCGCCCGCCAGGCCGCCTGGGACGGCGACAACGACGGCTCGCCGACCTACATCAACCCCGGCATTGGGTGCTACACCAAATGAGCGGGAAGTTCATCGTCCCAAATGCCAGCGACCCGACGTATGGTCTTGGCATTTGCGCGCGTTGCTCGCGCAAGTTCAAGCTCGCAGAGCTGCATCCGGACCCGAATTACCCGGCGCTCATGGTCTGCGACGAGGACACGGACGATTACGACCCCTACCGCCTGGCCCCACGCAAAGAGGACCAGGTCGTGCTGCCGTTTGTGCGTCCTGACTTGCCGCTGACGACCAATCCTTCGGGCCTGATCACGCAGGACGGCACGCAGTTCATCGTTTCTGAGGACGGGCAGCGCTTCCTGTTCGTTGTGGATTAAAAAATGGCCCAAGTCCCATCCAACCTCATCCCGATCAGCATCACGCAACTTCCGGTGTCGGGCACGACCTCGGAAGATGTGCTGCTGGTGGGCGTCTATCAGGGCGTGACATACAAGTTCCGGGCCGGCGACCTGCTGCAGGTCGCGGGCGTCCCCACCTCGCGCCAGGTGATTGCTGGCACGGGGCTTACTGGTGGTGGCCAGCTTGTGGCCAACGTCACGCTGTCTGTTGCCCCAGGCGGCATCGGCACCACACAGCTGGCCACCACGGGCGTGACGCCTGGCGTGTACGGCAACGGCACCAGCGTTCCCCAGCTCACGGTGGACGCAACGGGCCGGGTGACGGCTGCCACCATGGTGCCGATTTCGATTTCCGGCTACGTGCCCGACACGCGGCAGGTGATCGCGGGCAATGGCCTGACCGGCGGTGGCCCCCTGTCCTCGAATGTGACGCTGGCCGTGGACTACGGCAGCACGCCCTTGGCCGGGTCCGGATCCGGGTCGGCAGGCACGGCGCTGACGGTTTCGCGTTCAGACCACCGCCACCCTGCGGTTGACCTGGCAGACCAGACCCAAATCGACGGCATCCTGCCGATCGACCAAGGCGGCACCGGCCGCAGCCTGGTCATGCAGCCCGGCGCAATCATCTGGTCCGGCGCCGACGGCCTGTATGTGGGCACGGCCGGCGTCAGTGGTCAGGTGCTGGTGTCTGGTGGTACCGGGGCCCCGACCTGGGGTTCGACCCTGATCCTGGCCCCCGTGGCGGCAAACTCGTTCTTTGCGGGCCCGACGTCCGGCGGCGTTGCCGACCCGGTTTTCCGCACCATGGTCAACGCCGATCTGCCCAACTCGGGCGTGGTGGCGGCCACGTACGGCTCGGGCACCCAGGTCCCCGTGCTGGTGGTCAACAGCAAGGGCGTTGTGACCAGCGCCAGCGCGGTCGATGTGACGCCCGCGTGGGCCAACATCACCGGTACGCCGACCACGATCGCGGGCTACGGCATCACCGACGGCGTGACGCTGACCGGCTCGCAGACGCTGACCAACAAGACGATCGACGCGTCGCTCAACACGCTGTCGAACATCCCCAACTCGGCGCTGAGCTTCCCGTCGATCGCATTCACCTACTCGGGCGGCATCACGGGATCGGCCAGCGTCGCCCTGGGCGGCACCAACGCGCTGTCGCTGTCCAACGTGCCAAACGCCAGCCTGGCCAACAGCTCGGTGACCTACAACGGCGTGACCGTTGCCTTGGGCGCCTCTGGCACGATCACGGCGGCCAACCCGCAGACGCTGACTATTGGCACCGGCCTGGGTGGCGGAAGCTACGACGGCTCGGCTGCGGTCACGATCACCAACACGGGCGTGCTCAGCTGGAGCGGCGGCACCACGGGTCTGACCCCCGCCACGGCCACCACAGGCGCCGTGACGCTGGCTGGCACCCTGGTTGTGGCCAACGGCGGCACCGGGGCCACCACGGCCGCAGGAGCCCGAGCAAACCTGTCTGCGGCGGTTCTGGGGGCCAACAACGACATTACGTCGATGACGGGCCTGACGGGCGGCATTTCGAGCCCCGACTTCATCCAGTTCGACACCGGCGCCACGGTCACGGACGCCACCGGCCGTCTGTACTACAACGCGGACAGCATGTTCCAGACGCTGATGTTCCAGATGAATGGCAGCGTCGTTCAGCCGGTTGGCGAGGCCGCCTACTACCGCGTCAAGCTCAGCGCCCCGGCCACTAAGGGTCAGGTGCTAATGTTCACCGGCACCCTGGGTGCGAGCGGCGGTCTGCAGGCGGCTCCGGCCACAGGACTGCAGCCGGACCAGTCGAATTACATCCTTGGCCTGGCCGCTGAGACGGGGACCACAAACGACTGGATCACGGTCTTTGAGTTTGGCGAGATCAAAGGCATCGACACCACCGGCGGCGCTGAGGCCTGGACGCAGGGCCAGGTTCTTTACTACAACCCATCGGTTGCTGGCGGCCTAACCAAAACAAAGCCCGACACGCCCAACGCCATCGCTGTGGTTGCCGCCGTGGTCAACGTTGGTGTCTCCAACGGCATCTTGTTCGTGCGGCCAACATTCGGCTCTGTGCTTGGCGGCACCGACGGCAACGTGCAGTTTGGCACGCTGTCCAACGGCGATGTGATCGTCTACGACTCGGGCGATTCGCGCTGGGAAAACCGTGCGCAGTCCACGCTGGCCGTTGGCACAGCAACCAACCTGGCGGGCGGCGCAGCATCCCAGATCCCATACCAGACCGGCGCAGGCGCGACGGCGTTTATTGCCAACGGCACCGCCGGGCAAGTGCTAACCTCGGCCGGCGCAGGTGCCCCGACCTGGTCCGGCATTTCGGGCGGGACTTTTTAAGATTTTTGAGAGGAACAGATCATGGCAGCCACTGGCTTCACTCCAATCCAGCTGTACTACAGCACCACCGCCTCGGCCGCGCCTTCGTCTGGCAACCTGGCCAACGGCGAGCTGGCGTTGAACATAACGGATGGTCGCCTGTTCTACAAGGACAACGGCGGCGTCGTGCAGGTGCTGGCCACCAAGGGCGCAGGCACGATTGGCGGCTCCACCACTCAGGTGCAGTACAACAACGCGGGCGCGCTGGCGGGGTCGGCGAATTTGACGTTTGACGGGACCACGCTGACGGCCAACGCGCTGACGGTTTCCAACGCTGTCACGCTCTCTGGCGGCACTGCCAACGGCGTTGCGTATTTGAATGGCAGCAAAGTCCTGACGACAGGCTCTGCGCTGACGTTTAACGGCACATCGTTTGGGGTTCCAAACATTGACCTGAACAACGGCGGCATTCTCAACCTGTATTCCACTGGTTTTGGGTCATATTTCCAACTGACCAACAACGCCAACGCGCTTACATTCGGGTACAACGGTTCTGAAGTTGCCCGCATGACAAGCGCTGGACTGGCGGTCAAGACATCATCGTTACTTGCGAGCCTGACCGTAAACGGCGGAACAACGATTGCCAACCTTGGCGACTGGAACAGCAAATCAAACTCAATGTTTGAGCTTGCCAACCCTGCCGTGCGTTTCGGTATCGGCTACGACTCCAGCGATCAAGTGCTGTTGCAGGCGTTTGACTCTTCCAACAACGCTCGTCTGCTTTGCTTGCAGGGTTACGGCGGCAACGTCGGCATCGGCTCAAATTCCGTTCCCGCTGTCGGCTCTACAGTTGTGCTTGGTGTTGGTGGCGCCAACGGCGGCACACTCGCGGTTCTCCAATCCGGCTCCATCGTCTACCGCACCAGCGCGTCTACATCGGGGGTGGATTTCTACAACCCGAATGCGTCGCCGATGCAGTGGTATACGAGTGGGACGGGTGTCCTGACTCTAAGTGCAGTCGGTCGGCTTACCAGCACCGCAAATAACACCGACAACCTTTTGACGCTAACCAGCAGCGCTGGTGCATTCAGCAGCCGCATCGACATGCTGTCGTCTGCTGGTGGTGGCTCTGTAATCAATGCGTCGCAGTATTTGGGATTTCTCACGGGGGGAAGTGAAGCTGGGCGTTTCGACAACAACAGGAATTTGCTGGTGGGGACGACGAGTGCTATTGGGCCTGCAAGAATTGCAGCAAGCCAAAACACAAATGGGTGGTCTGCGATTGCTTGTAATCACACTCTAGGGGCAGGGCAACGTTTGATCTCTTTTGCCAACGCAGCAAACGATGCAATTATTGGGACCATTACAAATAGCGGAAATATTGCGGTTCTTTACAATACTACTTCAGACCACCGCCTGAAGAAAGTCATTGGCTTTGTCACTGACTCAGGTTCTCGCATTGACGCTCTTGAGCCCATCGAATACGAATGGAAAGTCAACGGTGAACGCACCCGTGGCTTTTTGGCTCACAAGTTCCAAGAAGTCTATGCAGGTAGCGTCACAGGCACCAAAGACGCAGTGGACACACAAGGCAAACCTGTGTATCAATCCATGCAAGCTGGCAGCTCTGAAGTCATCGCCGACTTGGTCGCCGAAATCCAATCCCTCCGTAAACGCCTTGCAGCCGCAGGCATCGCATAAAAGGAACCACCATGACTGACACCCTCGCCTCCACCACCATCATCTGGGACATTACCGCCATGGACTGCTACCCTCATGCAGATGGTCAAACCGATGTGGTTTTCACCGTTCACTGGACCTGCTCCGGCTCTCAAACAGCCAGCGGCCAGACCTACTCCGGCTCGGTATATTCCACCTGCTCGCTGCCAGCTCCCACTGGCCCCAACTTCACGCCTTACGCACAACTGACCGAGACGCAGGTGCTCGGCTGGATCTGGGCCAACGGCGTGGACAAGGCAGCCACTGAGGCCGCTGTTGCGCAGCAGATCGCCAACCAGATCAACCCGCCAGTGGTGCAGCCGCCACTGCCCTGGGCAGCATGAGAGACTGGGCCGAAGCACTGATCGCCGCCGTGCTACTGGTAGGCGTGGTGCTTTGGTCCGTCCGCATTTTCATGGAGGTGATTTATGGCTGATTTCCTGCCAGCTTTCGAGGCCATGATCAAGGACGAGGGCGGCTACACGCTGCACACGATTCCTGGTGATCGTGGTGGGCAGACCTACGCCGGAATCGCCCGCAATTTCAACCCGACCTGGGAAGGCTGGGAGTTCATCGACCGGCGCGAGACGCCGCCCACGCCGATGGTGCGCAACTGGTACCACACGAACTACTGGATCCCGATTTCGGGGGACAACATCGTGAGCCAAGCGATCGCGTCGTCCATCTTCAACTTTGCCGTCAACTCCAGCGCGCCCGGCCGCCCCACCGTGGCTGTCAAGCTCGCGCAGCTGGTGGTCGGGGCCACGCCAGACGGTTCTGTTGGTCAGCGCACGCTGCAGGCCCTGAACGCCTACGACCCCGAGAAGTTTGTCATGGCCTACGCCTTGGCCAAGATCGCCCGGTACCGGGACATTGTGACCCGCGACAGGACCCAGGCGGCATTCTTGTTGGGCTGGATCAACCGCACACTGAGGGACGCCACATGAACATCCTGGGCATCGGAAGCGTGATCGAGTCCGTCGGCAAGGTGGCTGGCGACCTGATCACCACGGACAAAGAGCGCATGCAGCTTGAGCTCGAGGGCCGCAAGATCGACCAAGCAACCGACCTGGCGCAGATCGAGGTCAACAAGGTCGAGGCGGCCAACTCCAGCGTGTTCGTGGCTGGCTGGCGCCCTGCGATCGGCTGGATTGGCGCTGCGGCCATGGCCTACCAGTTTCTGGTCTACCCGCTGGCGCTCTGGGCCTGGACCTATCTCCAGGGCATCGGCTGGATCCCCAAAGAGCTGGCCCCGCCCCCCGTTTTGCCGTCTGACCAGCTCTGGGTGATCCTGTCCGGCATCCTGGGCATCGCTGGCATGCGCTCGTTTGAGAAGTCCAAAGGGGTGGCCCGATGACGTTTGCCGCCCCGTGGGTTCCCGGGCATAATTCAGGCACCAGGCGCCAGCTGGACCAGCGGCTTCATAACCATTTGGAGTCCCCATGTACACGATGACGTACAGCAGCCTGCTGGAAGATGTGCGCCGCTACCTTGAGCGGGGTTTCACCGCCGAGAGCGACCAGATCGTCTACGAGCAGCTTCCCCGCCTGATCACCCTGGGCGAGCGCCGCATTTCGCGCGAGCTGAAGATTCAAGGCTTCATCCGCGCAGTCACCACCCCGCTGCAGGCCGGTGTGGCCACCTACCGCAAGCCCGACCGCTGGCGCGACACCGTGAGCATGACGATCAATGGGGCGCCGATTTTTGCGCGCGCCTACGAGTACTGCCGCAACTACTGGCCCGACGAGGCCCAGACGGCCACGCCGCAGTTTTATGCCGACTACGATTACAACCACTGGCTGATCACCCCCACGCCCAACGCAGACAGCACGCTCGAGGTCATGTACTACGAGCAGCCGCGATTTTTGGGCGAGGACTTCCAGACCAACTGGCTGACCGAGTACGCGCCCGACCTGCTGCTGTATGCCACGCTGCTGGAGGCCACGCCGTTTTTGAAGAAGGACGAGCGTATTGGCACGTGGCAGCAGATGTACGACCGCGCTGCCCAGGCGCTCAACGGCGAGGACCTGAAGAAGATCATGGACCGCAGCGCCCAACGGAGTGAAGCATGAAGTCGCATCCGTATTACACCTATTTCCATACCAGGAACGACACTGGTGAGGTGTTTTACATCGGCAAAGGTAAGGCATGGCGTGCCAACATGACCAATCGCAACAAGATGTGGAAAGCCATCGCTGAAAAGCACGGTTTTTCCGTTCACATTGCGTCAAATTGGAAAACCGAAAAAGAGGCTTTTGATCACGAGGTTTTCTTGATTGATTGCTTTCGCAGCATGGGCTGTAAGCTGGCAAACATGACAGACGGGGGAGATGGCTGGTCCGGAGGTCGCCACACCGAAGAGCACAAAAAGCTCATGCGAGAAAAAATGATGGGCCGCGTCATGTCTGAAGAGACAAAACGCAAAATGTCTGCGGCCGCAAAAGCCAGAAAAGAGCGGGATGGCGGTAGTTTTTACGCATCTTCAGCAACTGATGAGCAAATTGCTCGGTGGCGCGAAAAATCTGCCAAATCTCAAACTGGCAAAAAGCTGTCTGGAGAGCATCGAACCAAAATATCTGCCGCAGGAATTGGGCGTGTTTCCGCCAACAAAGGCAAAATCCTGCCAGCGGAATGGCGTGCAAAAATGTCTGCCGCCGGTAAAGGCATGCCAAAGTCTGAAGAACACAAGGCAAAAATCAAAGCCGCTCACGTTGCGCGAGCCGCCAGATTGAAAGCGGAGAAATTGCAATGACAACCTACACCTCGGTGTTTGGCGGTGCCAACATCTACCCCAGCGAGATTGACTACAGCGCCATCGCCCTGGCCACCAACATCACGCTGAGCTGGCCTGACGAGACCTCGACCAGCCAGAACCTGGCCACCAAGATCATGGACGTCACCCCGGCTGGTGCCGGTCTGTCCATCACGCTCCCACCGGCCGACAAGACCGGTACCGGCCAAACCATCCTGTTCAACAACAGGGGCGGATCGACTTTCACGGTCAAGCGGGCCGACGGCGTGCAGGTCGTCACGGTGGCCTCCGGCACGCTTTGGCAGGTTTACCTGACCAACAACAGCACGGCGGCCGGTGCATGGGAAACACTGCAGTACGGCGCTGCCATCTCGCAAGCCAACGCCTCGGCTCTGGCCGGTACCGGCATCGTGGCAGTGGGCACACTGCTTTCGCAGGCGGTTCCGGTCACGCAGTTCAACAGCAACTACACCGCAGGCGCGCAAGACCGCGCCCGCATGTTTGTCTGGACCGGCGCAGGCGGAACGATCACGCTGCCAGCGCCCACGATCGTTGGCAACAACTGGTTCATCTACCTGCGCAACTCGGGCTCAGGCGCCATCGTGGCTGACCCTGCGGGCACCATCCTGATTGACGGCGGCCCGATTCTTTCCTTCCAGCCTAGCGAGTCGGCCATCATCGTGTCGGACGGGGCCAACTACTTCACCATCGGCTTTGGCCAGTCCGCCACCTTCGCTTTCGACTACACCTCGATCAGCGTTTCCGGCTCTGGCAACTACACCCTGACCGGTACCGAGCTGAACCGGATTGCGTACTCGTTCACCGGCACGCTGACCGGCAACCGCACGATCATCGTCCCCGCCACCGTCCAGCAGTACTGGGTGACCAACGCCACGACCGGCGCGTACAACTTCACTGTGAAAACCGCCTCTGGCTCCGGCGTCCTGGTCGCATCCGGCTCGCGCTCGATCCTGTACTGCGATGGCACCAACGTGGTCAACGCCGACACGGGCGGTCTGGCCGTGCCCATTCAGGTGTCCGACGGCGGTACCGGCGCAACCACAGCAGGCTCGGCTCGCATCAACCTAGGCGCCACGGCTGTGGGCGACGCGGTATTCACTGCCGCCGACGGCAACGCGGCCTACGCCGCACTTGGCATCGCACCCTCTGGCGTCGTGGTGGGCGGGACGTTCTGATGCCAACCCAGATCCTGCGCTCCCAGCCGGGCATCAAACGCGACGGCACCAAGTTCGAAGGCGACTTTTACGTCGACGGACAGTGGGTGCGTTTTCAGCGTGGCCTGCCTCGCAAGATCGGCGGGTACCGCTCGATTTCCAAGTACCTGACCGAGATTTCGCGCGGCTTCATGAGCTTCACGCAGCAGCTGTTGCAGTATTGCCACAGCGGAGGCCCGAGCACGCTTGAGCGCTTCACGATCGATGCCAGCAAGAACAGCAGCCTGATTTCCAACCGCACCCCGGTGGCCGTGGCCGCAACGGGCACCGTGACGCTCACCGGCGGTGGCGCTGGATCGGTTGACGGCATCACGGTCAACGGCGTGCAGATCATGTCCGGCGCGGTGTCGTTCACCGTTGACCTGGCCACCACGGCGGCGGCGGTGGCCACCAACATCAACCTGCACACCTCGATCCCGGATTACACGGCTGTGGCTGTCGGCCCGGTCATCACGATCACGGCCGCGACCGCAGGCGTTGCCACCAACGGCTACGTGGTCGCTGTGGCCACAACGGTTGTTACGGCCACCTCGACCAACATGGTCGGCGGCTCGGACGCCCTGGCCGCCTCGGATGCCAACCGCTGGATGTTCCAGGCGGTGTTCGACTCGTCCACGCAGTACAACGCCCTGTTGGCCCACGTGGCGCCCAACGGCCGCTGCCTGTGCAACGATGTGGGCGGCCAGATTTTCTACGGCGACCTGCTGGGCACAGCGCCCCTGAAAAGCGTGCAAATCCCCGCAGGTGCCAACGCCACGGGCGGCATCGTGGCCCTGCACCCTTACCTGTTCTACTACGGCACGGCGGGCATCATCGGCTGGTCCGTGGCCGGCGAGCCCACCGATCTGAGTGGCTCCGGCTCCGGTATTGCCCGGGTGTGGAGCCAGAAGATCGTCAAGGGCATGCCCCTGCGCGCTGGCTCGGGCTCGGCCCCGGCTGGAATTTTCTGGGCCTACGACGCGGTAATTCGTGCCACCTTCACGGGCGGATCGACCGTGTTCCAGTTCGACACGATCGCCACCGACACCTCCATCCTGTCGGCCGACTCGGTGGTCGATTACGACGGGGTGTTTTTCTGGGCCGGCGTGGACCGGTTCTTCATGTTCAACGGCGTGGTGCGCGATGTGCCCAACCAGATGAACATCAACTACTTCCTCGAGGGCCTGAACCCGCAGCAGCACAGCAAGGTGTTTGCCTGGAAGGTGCCGCGCTTTGGCGAAATCTGGTGGGCATACCCGAAGGGCGACGCCACCGAATGCACGCACGCCGTGATCTACAACGTGCGCGAGAACACCTGGTACGACACCGCGCTGCCGACCTCTGGCCGATCGGCCGGCGGCTACAACAACGCCTTCATGTCGCCAATCCTGGTCGATGCCGTGCCCACCACCAGCGGCTACCGCACCTGGGTGCATGAGCAGGGCGTCGACGAGATCGACGGCACACTGGCCGCGCCCATCCAGTCCTACTTCGAAACGGCGGACCTGTCGTCCATCGTGCAGGGCCAGGACGGCTATCTGCGCATCACCACGATCGAGCCGGACTTCGTGCAAAAAGGCCCGATGACCGTCCAGATCACCGGCCGCGCCAACGCCCGCGCCCCCGAGGTGGTCAGCTCGATCTTCACCTTCCCCGAGCAGGCCGACCAGCCTTTCGAGCAGATCGTGATGCTCAAGGAGCAGCGCCGCGAGCTGCGCGCCCGCTTTGAGTCCAACGCGCTGTACGGCGACTACCAGATGGGCCAGATCATTGCGCACATCGAATCTGGCGACAGGACGGTGCTGGGATGATCATCACGCTGCCCACCGGCATGGACCTCATGGACTGGTCCGCCCAGGTCATCCTCGACCTGGACTCCTACGGCGCCTTCGGACGCCTGCAGGATCCGGATCGCTGGCAGGATTGGGGTGTGCAGTTCCTGAACAACACGACGATTGGGCGAAACTTGCCGAATCCTTACGGTTTTAACGATTGGAAAGAATGGGCCGAGAGGCTGGTTGGAGCACTGTCATGAATCAAGAAATTTTGAACCTTATCCAGAGCAACCCGCAGGCCATGCAGGCCGTTGGCGAGGCCATCCAGGAGATCATGAACGACGAGGACGTCTCGCCGGAGGCTGTTGACCAGCTCACGCAGATCGTCGAGAGCACGCTCCAAAACCCTGGCCTGTATCCGCAAACGCGGATGGCCATGATCGAGTCCAACCTGATCGACGCGGACGACCTGCCCGAGCAGTTCGACGAGGTTCTGCTGACCGTGCTGCTGATTGCGCTCAAGGTCGTGCAAAGCCAGCTCCAGGCAGGCAACACGCCCCGTTTCGCACGCGGCGGCCTCAACCAGATTGCGCGCATGGGCCGCTACGGCGACACCATGCTGGCCCACATTTCTCCCGAGGAAGCCCGGATGCTTCGCGCTCGCGGCGGCTCCGGCACGATCAACCCCAACACTGGCTTGCCCGAGTTCTGGAGTCTGAAAAAGGCCTTCAAGAAGATCGTCAAGGCTGTTGCGCCTGTTTTACCCATCGTTCTCAGCGTGGTGGCTCCTGGCATCGGTACCGCGATCGGCTCGGCTCTTGGCGCGACTGGCACCGCAGCCAGCATGCTGGGAAGCGCTGCCATCGGCGGCCTGACCTCGGCCGCAACTGGCGGCAACGCCCTGCAAGGCGCGATCGGTGGCGCTCTTGGCGCTGGCGCTGGTGGCGCCCTGGGTGGCGCGATCGGAGATGCCACTGGCATGGCGCTGAGCGACACGGCCAAAAACGTGATCGGCAGCTCGCTGATCGGCGGCGCACAAAGCGCGGCCACGGGTGGCGACTTTTTGACAGGTGCCGTCCAAGGCGGTGTTGGCGGCTACGCGGGAAGCACGCTCTCGAACGCAGCCAGCGGCGTTGGTGGCCAGCTTGGCACCGGCCTGCAGACGGCTGGCCAGCAGTTTGGCAACGCACTGACCATGGGCGCAACGCCCACCCAGGCGCTGACCGCTGGCGCACTGTCCGGCCTTGCCGCCGGCCTGACCGCACCCGCCCCCAAGTCGCCTTACGACATCACGCCTGCCGACACTGGCGGCCTGGGCCTCAAAGCCCCGTCCGACCTGGCAGTCGAAGGCCTCAAGGCTCCCGCGCTGAACACAGCCAGCGTCCCCGAAATGGGCCTGGGCATGGACTACAGCCTGACCGGCGGCCAGACGCCCACGTTCAAGGGGCCCGAGACCATGGCCGTGGACTACTCGCTGACTGCTCCGACGACGCAAACCGCCAGCGCCCAGCCCGAGCTCGGCACCGGCATCCAGACGTCGCCGCTCAACACGATCGCCGCCCAAACTGCTGCCACGACGCCCGGCGTCAAAGGCACGGTTGGTGACGCCCCGGCAAACAAGGGCTTCAGCCTGGGCACCGCAGCCAACATGCTGCCGCTGCTCTCCCTGTTCAGCGCCGCCGAAACGCCCGAGCAGGTGCAGCAGGTGGTCGCGCAGATGACGCCCGAGCAGCAGGAGTACTTCAACCGGCCGATGCGCACCTGGAATTGGGACACGCTCAGCGCGGCCGCCAAGATTCAGGGCCTGCCGATTGGCAGCTACATCGCCCGCAATTGGGACAAGGTCGGCGGCGGCATGTACGACAACCCAATCGAGGAAGCCCCCAAGCAGCTGGCCCGTGGCGGCGCTTTGAACCGCCTGGCCCGTGGTGGCGGCTCTGGCCGCGACGACACCATTGATGCCAAGCTGTCGGACGGCGAGTACGTGATGGACGCCGAGACCGTGGCGCTTTTAGGCGACGGTTCGACCACCGCTGGGGCTCGCCGACTGGACCAGATGCGGGCTAAAATCCGCGAACACAAAGGCAAATCGATGGCCCGGGGCAAGTTCAGCGCGAACGCCAAATCGCCGTTGGCATACTTGAAAGAGAGCGCATAAATGGCCAGCTTGTTTCAGGGTGACCCCCAAAAAGCCACCTCCTACGTCACCAGCACGACGGAAACCCCGAAGTGGCTGCAGGACGCCATCTACAACCAGATTTACCAGGCCACCAACGTGGCCAACACGCCGTTCACGCCGTACAAGGGAACCCTGGTCGCCGGTGCAACTCCGCAGCAGCAGCAGGCCTACGACGCGGTCACGGCCAACCAGGGTTTGTGGAAGGCTCCGTTCGAGGCGGCTCAAACTGGTCTTGAGAAGCTGAGCACAGCGCCTGGCGCCATGACGGCCGCGACGCCGTATATGACCCGGGCCGTAGGCATGAGCCCGCTTGAAGCCGCGCAGGGCCTGATTTCCCAGGCCACCGGCACCACTGGCGTGAGCGCAGCCACCCCGTACCTGACGCAGCAGGCGGCCGCTCTGGGTGGCGTTGACACAGGTGCTGCAGCGCGAACGCTACAGCCTTACGTTGGAGCAAGCCTGGAGGGATCCGGCCTCACCGCCGCCGCCCCTTACATGCAGCAGGCCGCGCAGACGAGCGCCCAAGATATTGGGCAGTTCTTCAACCCCTACACCGAGTCGGTCACCAACCAGATCGCCAAGCTGGGCGCGCGCAACTTGCAGGAAAACCTGCTGCCGGCCGTCTCCGACGCTTTTATCCGTGCTGGCCAGTTCGGCGGCACGCGCATGGGCGAGTTTGGTAGCCGGGCCCTGCGCGACACGCAGGAATCCATCCTGAACCAGCAGTCCCAGGCCCTGCAGGCAGGTTACGGCCAGGCGCTGTCTGCCGCTCAGCAGGAAGCCGCCCGCCAGGCGCAGTTGGCCTCGACCGCTGGCGGCCTCGGTACCGCTCAGCAGCAAGCCATCCTGGCCGGTGGTCAGGCGCTCACATCGGCCCAGCAGCAGGCGGCTCAACAAGAGATTGCCCGTGCCCAAGCCTTGGGTGGTGTCGGCACGCAGCTTGGCGGTCTGACCCAGGCCCAGCAGCAGGCCCTCCTGAGCGCCGCCCAGCAAACCGGCGCGCTCACAGGTCAGCAGCAGCAGCTGCTTGCGTCCCTTGGGGCGCAGGCTGGCCAGCTCACGCAAGCCGACCTGCAGCGCCAGCAGTCCGCACTTGCCCAGATGGCCCAGATGGCCCAGCAAGGCCAGCAGATGCGCACGACCGATGTGGCAGCCCTGGAGGCCGCCGGTCTGTCGCAGCAGCAGATTGCACAGCGCCAAGCTGATGTGGCCTACCAGCAGTACTTGCTCGAGCAGCAGTACCCGAAAAGCCAGCTCGACTGGCTGTCCACCCAGGTTCGCGGTATGGCGCCCAACGTGCAGTCGGCGACCACGCAGAGCGGTACCACCACGGGCCAAACTTACTCGGCATCGCCGCTGCAGCAACTGGCGACCGGTCTGTCTGCATCTGCCGGCCTGAGCAAGTTGCTCGGCGGTTAATTTTTGGAGGCGCACATGCCATCGATCTACGACCTGGCCTCGAACTACGACCTCGGCGAAATGGGCGGTGCGCCCGGCATTCGCCTGCCGGTGGCCGAAGCCCCCATCGTTGCAGCACCGGCTGCCGCGCCTGTTGCCGCTGTTGCGCCCGTGGCGCTGCCTGGCGCCGAGGCTGTCGGTGATGGCCGCAACCAGCAGCTCCTGTCGCTGCTCGGTCGGTACTTCCCCCAGGGTGACGAGTACGGCCCAGAGCTCAAGGCCGCACGCGCCACGATGACCAAGGAGTCCGAGGCCTTCAACAAGCTGCTCCAGGACGCCATCAAACAGCCCCAGGAAACCGGCCCGAGCAAGGCCGAGATGTATTTCCGCCTGGCCGCAGCCTTTGGAGCCCCGACCAAGACCGGCAACTTCATGGAGTCGCTTGGCAAGGCCGGCGAGGCCGCTGCCACCATGAACAAGGAGCAGCGCGAGGCTGCCCAGGCAGAGCGCGCACGCCGCCTGCAGCTTGGCCTGGAGGCGCAAAAGCTGCGCATGACCGGAGCCAAGGAGGACCTGAACACGCTGCGCCTGCTCGCCGCCGAGGGCATGAAGGACAAGCGCACGATCGCCACCGAGCTGATCAAGGACTACGTGAAGTCCGGCCAGGCTCAGTCCACCGCAGGCAAGCAGGCTCAGGACGAGGGCCTGGTGCCTGGCACGCCCGAGTTCCAAAAGCGCGTCGGCCAGATCGCCGAAATGAACGTCGAAAAGCAGATGGCCCAGATCAACGCGACGCTGGCCAACATGGGCACCGCCCAGGCCAACCTTGCGCTGGCCCAGCAGAAGTTCGACTTCCAGCAGACCCAGGCCGCCAAGTTGACCGCGCCCGAGCTGAAGCTGAAAACCGAAACTGAGGACTCGCTGTCCAGCGTCAAGGGTGCCATGCAGGACCTCAAGCGCGCATTCGACCTCAACAAAAACAGCATGGGCGGCTCCCTGGTCGACAAGGCTGCTCGCGTTGCGCTGGAAACCGCTGGTTCCAAGGACCCGACGCTGCTCAATACGCAGGAGCTGGAAAACATCCTCAAGGGCTCAATGATCAGCACGGCCGCCGAGAAGATGAAGGGCGTGCTCTCCGACTCGGACATCAAGTTGCTGGCCGAGGTTTCTGGCGCCAAGGCAAAGAACCAGGAAGAGCGACGCCGGATCCTGATCAACGCCTACGGCGCCCTGCAGCGCGGCATGGCCAAGCAGCAAAAGCGCCTCAACGAGATCAACCAGGGTCTGTACCGCGAAACCTCACCCGCTGGAGGGCTTGAATAATGGCCGACAACGCTATCAACGCGGCACGCGCCTTCCTGGGCCAAGGCCTGGGCATGGGCTGGGGCGACGAGGCCGAGGCCTGGCTGCGCTCCAAGCTCGGCGATCAGCCCTACGAGCAGGCCCTGGGCCAGATTCGCCAGGAGTACGCCCGCTACGCCCGGGAAAACCCTGCAACCGCGATGGCGGCCGAGTTTGCCGGTGGCATGGCCCCGGCTGTTGGCATGATGTTCATCCCCGGCGCCCAGCCAGCAGCAGCCGCACAAGCCCAGCGCAGCACCATGGGGGCCCTGGCACGCCTGGCGGCCCTTGGCGGGGCCACAGGCGCCGTTTCTGGCGCTGGCACGGCCGAGGAAGGCGGGCGCGTTGGCGGGGCCGTCACGGGCGGCACGCTGGGCACGATCATTGGCGGCGGTGCTCCTGTGGTGCTGCGCGGAGCCAAGGGCGCTGGCCAGTGGCTGCGCGAGCGCCTGAATCCGTCTGAGGCAACGATTTCTCAGGCCGCAGGTCGAAAATTTACAAAAGCCATGCGCGCGTCGGACCTCACGCCCCAGCAGATCGAGCAGATGGTTGCCCGCGACCGCGCCCTGGGCGTGCCCAGCACCGTGGCCAACGTGGATAACGCCGTGGCCGACCTAGCTCAGGCTGTGGCTCAGCGTACCGGGAAAGGAACAAGGAACGTTGAACGAACTCTTGGCGAGCAGAAAACCGGAGCTCGAGAGCGTGTTTATCAACAGGTTCAGAAAGGTTTGAAGCCTGGCGATTACTACGCAGATGAAGAGCGATTGGTCAATGAATTGCGAAACAAGGCAAGGTCAATCTACGACAAAGCATATGCTTTTGGTGATGTAGATGATCCAAGAATTGTTGAAAGTTTGAAAGATCCAGACTTTCAGCAATTTTTTGCAAGGGCTCGAAAAATCGCCAACAAAGAAGCATTGGCTGCAAAACTTCGCGGTGAAGATCCAAGCAGGTTTGAGTTGCCCGAGATTTACAAGCCAACAGGCAAGTTCACCGAATCCGGCGCCGAAATCCTGGAGCTGACCAAGCTGCCGGATGTGCGCACGTTGGATTACATCAAGCGCGGCATCGACGCAACGATTCAGGCCGGATTTAAAGGTGAGGGAATGGCTCCTGCGGAGGCCTCAGCTTTAAGAGATCTTCGCAGACAGTTTGTCAGTGCAATCGATGAAAACGTCCCGGATTACAAAGCCGCTCGACAAGAGTATGCCGGCGACATGGAGGTCATCGATGCGATGAGATCTGGTTTTGAAAAATTCGGCCAAATGAAGCCAGAGGAAGTTTCAAAACTTGTCTCTCAAATGACTGAAGTTGAAAAAGACGCTTTCAGAACTGGTGTCGCCAGAAATCTTTATCAGCAAATGATGAAGACATCTCGAAATGTCAACGCAGCAAAAGAACTTATTAACAGTCCAATCACAACTGCAAAGTTGGAGCCTCTGTTCGATGACCCGGCTCACTTCCGCCTGTTCAAAACTGCTCTTGAGCGTGAAAATCAGCTTTTTGAACACGCCAACAGAATTTTGGCTGGATCTCAGACTCAAAAGCGGAAATTCATGCAATCTGAATTTGAAGAGCAGCCAGGGATTGGAGAGGCAATCATTCAATCTGCAACCGGAGGGTTTTGGCCGGCCTTGACAAGTTTGGTTGCCAGAAATGCAAAGAGTTCAACAATGACGTCTGCCATGGCGGATAAATTATCTGAACTGCTGATGGCCAAAAACCCGGCCGAGGTTGCCGCCGTGGTGAAGTTCCTCGAGGACTACGCCGCTGGCCAGGCGCCAAAGGCTGTGCGCGCAACGGCTGGTGAGGCTGGCGCTGTGACGGGCACCACGACCTCGATCTGGAACCCGCCCGCCGTGGAAGGCGAGCCCACCGGCACGATCGAAAGCGAGATCACATCCGTTCCCGAGGCCAGCGACGATCTGGAGCAGGAGTGGCTCAAAACGCAAAAGCGATCAGACGGCACGCTGCCCGATCGCTTGGAGTGATTGCAGTTGTCTCCCTCACCTCAGAAATGAGGATTCACCCCGCCCTCGCCCGGCGGGGTTTTTTCTGAGTCGTCAAACATCACGCGGTTTCGCAGCTCCAGGATGATGCGCAAGTGCTCAGCCGCGTCGTGCCTGTTGTCGTTCTCGGCCCTGGCGATCGCTCGGCGCAGCTCTTGCGGCGTGTGCGACCAGTGCGCACCGGGCCCGAGAAGGCCTCGAATGTAAGCCCAGGTGTTCACTGGTTTTTCTCGCGGAGGATGGTGTCAGCCCATTCTGCGCCTGCGCGAAATTCCGTCGTGTAACCGATCTTGTTCCAGTCTGCGGCATCAAGTCCAACCCACGGCTTGCGCTGCTCTGCCTCGCGCTCCAGCCGCTCATTGCGGGCCCGCAGCAGCCGGTTCTCGTAGTCCAGCTCAGCGACCAGCATGTCGAGTCTCATTTCTTCGGGTGTCATTTCGCGTGCTCCTCAGAGATCCATGATTTCAACGTCGTGCGGCCGCTTCTTGCCGCTCAGTATTTCATGCAGGCGTCGCTCGGTTTCCCGATGTGCCTTGATCATTGTTCGCGCTGGCAGGGCTTCGAGCATGTCGCTGTAATCAGCCAGGACGCCGCGCACGGCCTGGATGCCAGCGCCGTCGAGCCGGATGTTGCCGCCCGCCTTGTGGCGCTTGCCGGCCAGGGCCATGGCGGTGACGGCATCCTGCAGCAAGCCGCTGGAGTCGGTGATTTCCACCAGTTCTCCGCTGCAGTCTGGCCAGGGCCCGTTGGTGACCAGCGTTTCCATGATGTTGACCGCATCGCTCACCACGCGCCAGTCGTCGGTGGTGGGCTGCGGGGCTTTCTCCATGGCGTCCAGGCCTGAGTGCATGCGCGTGAGCTGGTGCACCCGGTGCGACTCGGGCAGCGGCTCCGTTGGGCTGGCCATCATCACATCGATGAGGCTGTACCGGTACACGTAGACCGTTTTTTGCGGCTTGCGTTTTTTCATAGTCCTGCGAGTTTTTGTGCGGCTCGGTGCAGCCGCGCGTTGAACCAGCGATCCAATACCCGACCTTTGACTGTTGGGTTTTTCTTTGTTGCTGCTGCATGGACGGCAGCCACAGAAACACCAAGATATGCAGCGCAATCCGACATGGTTTCCCATGTTTCTCCAGAATTGACATCAATCACTCCTCGTCTAAAACGGCAACTTTTAGACATCTTTTCACGCACTTCTGGGCGCTTTGCCGGATTTCCATCCCCTGAGAATCTGCGTTTAAATTCAGGAGATCTAGAAGGGTTGCCATTCTCTATCCATGACAAATTTGGCTTTCCTTTCTTTGCGTTACTAATTTTTTTACAGGACTCTTTTGAAACAATTTTTCCAATTTGGGCGGCCCCAATTTTTCTTCGGTGCTCATCAGATTTCACTTTTCCTTTTAGAGATTCAGAAATCTTTTTAAGCGACTCTTGTGAATGTTTGTTGCCTCGCATTGGGTTGTCAACTGGCCCAACATGATTTGCTATATCTTTAGGGTATTCAGATCGATATTTTGATAGCCAATAGCACTCTCGCTCCGTTAATGAGTTCTCTTCACACAACTCAAGTATCTTGAATGAAAATGCATCCGCCCCATGCTTGCTCCAAGAGTTCTGGAGTCTGCGATTGGTTCTGCGGTTATGCATATTTAATGAATATTTATGAGATGACCACCTGGCATAAATGTCTATTGATTGACCAATATAAAATAGCGGTGAAACCGTGTTTTCAATTAAGTAAATTCCGCATTTAGGCATTTCCATTCTCCTTTGTCATCATTTTTGATGCATGCATCAACCTGTGATTAAAAAATCTTCTCACCACGTAGCTGCGCACTAAGCTGATAAGGGTGAACCAGGCGCCGATCGCCAGGTTGTCGGACAGTGGCAGGTGAATGCCAAACATCGGGAAAATCACAAGCTGGCTGGCCAGCGCCACGCCGTAGCCGATCAGCACGTTCATGACCGACTCGGCAAGGGAGGCGACGCGGGACTGGTTCATGGGTTGGACCGGTCGTAATCTGACCGCTTGACGAGCATCGGCGGAAGCGTGAGCACGTTGACAATCAGCTGGTTTTGCTTGACGACTTGCTCATTGAGCTTGACGATGCGCTCCAGCATTTCCAGCATCTGTGGAGTGTGCGGCAGCGGGATGGGGCCTTGATCGTTTGTCATTTGAGCCACGCCGCAATTCCGTAAAAGATGCACAGCAGTCCCGTGAGCCAGTGTTTGCCCAGCCAAGCGGCCAGAAAAACGTTAGAGGTCAGCATGGCGATCTGGGCGTCGGTCATTTCGGCTCCACCAAGTATTTTTTGACCGCCTCATACACGTCGTTTCGCGCGTGGTTGTCGGCCTGTTGCACGGTCCAGCCAGCGTAGCGCATCTCGTTTTCGCAACGTTGCAGCAGCTCATGCATCTCGCGCAAACAGTCCGCAGCCTTGCCATGCAAAGGCCACTGCATAGTTTTTTCCAGCATGGCAGCAAGACCCAGTGGCTTTGGCATTTTGCCAACGCGAATCAGCTCTGCGGTGTCTTCTTCGCTGGCGTAAGGGTCGAAATGATCGCCGGCCTTTTGGAATGTGGTAGGAATACTCATTTTTAATCTCCGGTGTTTTTTGCGTCCTCGAACATCCAGTCCTCGACGTCTTGCTGGCGATAGCGAACGTGCCCACGCGGGCCGCCGCCGAGCTTGATGAACTTCGGGCCCCGGCCTTGCATGCGCCAGTTTTCCAGGGTGCCAACTGAAATCTTGATCAGCTGGGAGACCTCCTGCGGCGTCAGCATCTGGTTTTCGAACTTCTCCATTCGGTACTCCTTGCGGACCGCCCGAAGGCGGCCCTTTGTCGTTTACTCAGCAGCAGGTGCGGGCGCTGCGTTGGGGTCAGCCACAGGGATGTTCTTCGCCTGTGCCTGGACCTGAGCCTGACGCTCGATGTTGTTGCGCAACACCCAGGCGTTGGTCTTGGTGGGCAGGTCGCCCAGCAAGGCGTGCAGGAAGTTGAACTCTTCGACGGTCAGTTCGAGGTTGATGGTGGGAGCGGTTTGGTTTTCCATGGTACTCACTTGGATTGATATGTGCCCAAAAGCACGGGGGTGGTTTCAACGGTGCTGGCCACCAATTCGGCCAGCTCGTTGGCCATGTCCTCTTCGTGTTGTTCCATGTTCTGGACACGAAGGGTCAGTGCGGGTTTGTCGCCGCCTGTGCGCACACCAAGGCGCATCACAAACAGGCGAGATTTCAGGCCGTTGTAAGGCACGGTTTCGAAGTACACCAGCGTGGGCAGCGGCTCGGTGCTGCTGGCCTGGATGCTTTCGAAGGCGCTGCGGCTGGCCGCGTGCTGCTTCTCAACGCTCTCCATCTTGCGCATGGCCTCGATGCTTACCTTGCGAACAGCGGCGATCGCCTTGGCGTTGGTGATGTTGCCCTCGTCGTTGTAGCAGCTGACCATGCTGGGCCAGTCCTCCAGAAACTCGGCGACGTCCTGCTGGCTGCGTGGATGGCCATTGGCGATGGCCAGCAGGGCCGAGAACGCGGCAGTTTTCTTCGGGGCCAGCACGGCCAAGTTGTCGGCGTGGCCGGGTTCCTCTGGTGTGCCCAGGTTCAGCACCGCGACGGCCTTCATGGCCTCTGTGCTCACGAACACCGTGGCGCCGGCTTCGGCGTGGTCCTTGATGTAGTTGGCAAAGTCCTGTGCGCTGGTCGTGCTCATGGTGCCGATCGCGCGGCGGCGCGTGGACATGTGCTTTTCCAGGTCGTGCAGCCTAAAGTTTTCCGGCAGCGCGGTCACGTAAGGCGCAGGCGTGTTGTCGTTTGCAGCGTCGATGGCGCGCGCCTCTTGCAAGGCTTCGATGGCTTGTTTGTCGATCATGGCGGCCCCTTAAACCAGCTCGCCTTGCTTGCCCATCAGCGAGGGCTGAGCGAGCGAGAGGGCGCCGTACTTGCCAACGTGCAGGACGGTGGCGCGCTTTTCTTCCTCGCCGGCTTTGCCGTCCAAGGTGGGCTTGACGAACTTGAGCGTGTGCTCGCAACGCACCTGGCCGGTGCCAGGAATCTGCGAAAACGACAGCTTGATGTTGACCTCGCCGACCTTGTCGTGGTCCTGGCAGGCTGCGGCCACCTGGGACAGGGCAATCGAGAGCTTGCGCTCAAAGATGCCGCCGTCCAGGTCGGTGAAAAACTCTGCAACATCGGTCGCGGCTGCGACGCTGATGGGGGTTGCTTTCTGATCGCTCATGGCGTGCTCCTGGTGGGTTAAATGGCGTCTGCGTTGTCGTTGTTGGCGACACGCTCGACTTGGATGCCAGCCTCGACGTAATCGGCAACGTCGGCGGTGCTGGGTTTTTCGATGATGAAGCGGTCTTTGACCAGGTGACGCATCACCTGGGCAGGGCTTCCGGCACGAATCAAGCGAATGTCACCGTCCGGATGATCGGTGTCTTTGACCAGATAAATGCGGTATTCCATGGTGGTCCTCAGAAGCAGTTGGTGGTGCAGTTGCTGCCGTAGCAGCAGGTGGTGCACGTGACCATGCGGGTGCCCTGCATGATGGTGTGGGTGGTGCATGCGGCCCAGGTGGTGGTGGCAGCGGCTGCAAACCAGATGGCGATGAGAGATTTTTTCATGGGTTTCTCCTGTGGGTTAAATGGGGCTGTCAGCCTCGTCGCCGACGTATTGCTGGCCTTCGTGCACCTCGGTGTGCGGCACATCGATCACGCCGTCTGCATCGGCCGCCTGGTCGGCCTGTGGGGCCTGCTCAGCAACTTTATTCAGGCGGCTGGGGCGTCGGGCCGCCGACGGCTTTTCGGCGTCCTGTGCGGCCTCTGGCGCGGCCTGCGGGGCTGGCTCAGGCATGAACAGCTCGTCGTCTGATGCCAGGGCTCCATCCAGATCAGTGGAAAGCGGCAGGCGTTTGGCCAAGCGGCGAATCGCTGTCTTGCGAGCCATTTCGTCCCACCAGGTCACCCATGGGCCGGAGCCTTTAGCGCGGCTCACATTTCGCACCTGTTCGACCTGTTTGTGGGAAAGGATTTCAACGTAGGCCGATCCGTCCTTCATCTTTGCCACCGCATAGACGCCAACGATATCGCCTCGCTCACCAAACCAATCCGGTGTGTGCTGCGGCACCAAGTCGATGCCTGGTCGATAGGTGAAACCGTCGTTCTTGTAGACGATTTGCGCATCGATGGATGCCAACTCTCCGCTGTTGCGCACCAACTTCAGAATGCCGGCCATCATCGGCATGAATTGGCAGTTTTGGCCAAACGTCACGATGGCACCTTCGCGCCCATCTGGAAGCAGACCCATTTGCGCCGCGCGTGTTGCGCTGGCAAAAAGCGTGCGGCGGTCGGCACTCAAAAGTGCCGGGTTTGTTTGAACCGCTGTCAGCGTTGTTCGAATGAAACGCTCGACAGGGATGTGTGCTGGAAGCGCGGCTTTGAATTGCGGCGACATGCGCTCAATCGCGTTGCGCACCTCGTTGATTACAGCGATTTGACTCATTTGAGTTGCTCCTGAAAACGCCGGTGGCCGACCGGCTGCGGGGTGGATTCCTGTTTGGGGGTTCCGTTTGGAATTTGCAAACAGTGTACCATCATTTCGTGGGCTTGCGTGGGTAAATTCGAAGGTTTCTGAACCCGGCGCGGCCGCCGTAGGATTTGCCAACCATGTCGGCCGTGATCAGCGTTGGCGGGGTGTCTGCCTGCAGCGCGCAGCTCACGCTCCACTCGTTGGTCAGGACCTTTTCAGCGTCGCCGATGTGCAAGAAAACCTTTGCCTTGGCGACCTCCTTGTCCTCCTTGGCCTTGGCCTCCGTGGTGGCGGCCTCCTTGTAATCCTTGAGCAGCTGGCGCAGGGTGTCGTCGCTGTCGGCGCTCAGAATCTTGCCTGGCTTGGCGTACTGGTTAAGGCGGATGATCACCTCGGCGTCGCCTGGCATCACGGGGTCCGGCTCGATGCCTTCGTCCACCGTGCGCCAGAAGTCGCGCACGCGGCCCTTGATCGCTTTGATCACATCCTCGTCGCGCAGGCGCTCAATCACCACGCCCCGGTTGCCTGCGATGAAGGCGCCGATGAATGCGCGCTTGAAACCGCTCACGGCCATCTGGTGCTGCACCTGCATTTCGATGTGCTCGGGCGCCTCGATGCTGCCGTCCTCGTGCTCAAGCCAGCCGTCGCGGAAGGCAAGGTAGTCGACGTTTTTGATCTCCAGGTGAACCGGCTCGCCCAGGTTGGTGATCACGAAGTCGAAGCTGGACCCCATGCGCAGGTCGGGGTCGCGGAAGTACTCCTTCATGGGCTTGACCTCCCAGCCCTGTTCCTCGGCGATGCCGTAGGCGATTGCTGACTCAAGTCGCTGGCCCCAAAGAACGCGCTCGTTTGCTTTGAACTCAGGAACAACACCTGTGCGCTTGCGGTGCCAGAGATCGTAGTGCGTGACGTAGGGGCTCATACCAAAGAGCGCGGCCGATTCGGTCGATGTGACGTCCAGCTTGCGCATGGCCAGCCAGTGCTCCTGGTTGCTGGGGACGATGATTTCAGTTGCCATTGTTTTTCTCCTGGTAAGCGGCAACGCGCACGATAGCGCGGCGGGTTGCCGCGTTTGCGTCGTTGTTGTGGTTTTCTGATGCAGATTCGTAGTCTCGCTCTGCGTTGCAAAGAACTTCTGCCATAGAACGTCCATGGTCTGTGTACACATTCATGCCGAGTTTCACCGCCAGCCGCAGCGCTTCGCCGTCGTCGGTGAGTGGGTTCCATTCGTCCTCAAGCCCCTCAATCCACAGGCCGCGTTGATGGGATGCGGGAATAATCACCGACAGCCCTGCCGCCTTTGCGGCCAGCATCAGCATTTCCAAGTCATTCATGGCCACCTCCAAACAACGCCAGACCCGCGTGGTCCGGAAACCGCGCTCCATGCGCCGCGACCATGTTCTGGTCGATCACCTCGTTGAAGCCGTCGCACGGCGCGATCCAGTAGCCGTGCTCACCGTCGTCCTGCGTGGCCTCAACGATGCCCACCAGGCCCTTGCCGCTGGTGAACCAGATTACTTTGTGAATTGTCATTGGTTGCTCCTTTCAGCTACCTGTTAAAACGCTGGTATGTTCGCTCGCCACAAGAAAACATCAAGTCCTGCAACGATGAATCCAGACAAAAATACAACTATCTCGACCTTGTCAATCAAGGGCATCCGATAAGTTGGGATGGGTTTTGCGGGGCCGCAATAAAGGATGCGGTTCATTCTTTGTAGTCCGGGTTAAATTGCTTATTGAAGAACCGAGCGGCGATTTCCTCTTTTTGCTCGATTGACCGCGCCAGCGCCTCGTCCTGGTGGCGCTTGGCCTCTTTGAAGTTGGCCAGCATTTCCTCGACCTGTTCGATGCTGTACATGCCCTCGTCGATCCAGAACCTGGCGGCGCCGATTTTTACGACCTGGAGTGTCATGGCTGGCCTCCGTGCTTGATGATGGCGTCAGGCCCGTCGTATAACGCGATCTCATCAGCGGTGACGCCAAAAGACCTGTCTGTTACGTGCGGGTGAGAAACGGCAATTGGTAAATTGCCAGAGCGGATATCACGAACGATCAGTTTTTCAAAAGCCTGGCACAAATAACCACCGGGTGCAAACTCGTCCGCTTGTTCATAGATTGGCTTGCGTGCCATCACTTCGTCGCCAACAGCTAGGGTTTTCAGGTTTACATCCCACATAAATTGCCTCCGTGCTTGGTGATCGCGGCTCTGGCCACATCGACGACGTCGAAACTGTCGCCGTCCATCTGGATGTAGTCCGATCGCGCCAGGGCATCAACCGCCAGCTTCAGCGCCTCCACCAGCTCCTTGTTGGCCTCCATCAGCTCGGCGAAATCTCCCGCCTTGTAGCCGTACTGCGCCGGGATGCCTCTCTCAAGCCGGTGCATCAAGTTGGCCGGGCCGTAACCTTCCTCATCGCAGTGCGCGTCCCAGTGCGCGGCGATTTCCTCGGCGGCGGCAACCATCACGGTTTTCAGAAGGCGCATTTCAGCCCGCAGCCCGTAAATCTCCGTGTGCTGGTCCATTGCAAGCTGGTAGAGGCGGCGCAGTTCGGCGGCGGCCTGCTGGCGATCAACGATGACCGGAATGAAAATGTCTTCCAGCACATCAGCCAGCCGCAGGGCTTCTGGTTGGTCTGTCATGTGTCCCCCTCCAGTACAGAAAGCCTGAATTTCAGGCGAGCAATTTCGCGCTTTTTGCGAATCTCCAGAGCCTTGTCGCCGATCCTGCTCTGTGCCTGCAAATAGTCCTGCTGCTGATCTTCCGTGCGCCAACCGATGTGAATCGTGCACAGGTCATTGACCAGGCTTTTCAGCTCGGCGAGTTCTTCTTCGACAGTCATGGTTGCTCCTTGATGCCGCCACCAGAAACATGGCGTCGCAGATACGCCAGGCCCTGGGTGCCATAAGCCGCCTCGACCTCTCGCTCAATCAGGCATGCGATGCACTCGCCCTCGCAGTCGGGGTGGTGCCAAAGCAGAGATTGTGCTGGCTGCTCATACGTCGCATTGATGCTCACACCCAGCTCAGGCTCGGGGTAGAGCAATGGAACCCCGGCGTTCAACTGCTGTGCTGGCTGCTCAGCCATTGCTTCCTCGACAGCAGCGAGCGCCATGCAACCGATCTTCGGCAGGCTCATGTAGTGACTGCTGATGTGTTTCAACGCCTCCCGCGCCAGCTTCAGCGCCTCGTCTTTCTTGCTCATGCTTCGTCTCCTGTTTTAAACGCCGTTATTTCTGGGTTGTAGCGCGGCACAGGAATCGCTGTCATCCGGTTCACCGCCCGGTCCACGCTGGACTGCATCTGCTTTTGCATGCCGTCGATGAAGCCGCCCTCATAGGCCTTGGCCACCAGCTCCAGGACGTCTGGCGACATGGCCACGCCTTTGAGCTTCTCGGTGCGGAACTTTTCAAACGGGGAATCTTCTGGGGTGTACATCACGCGGTCTCCTTCATGCTGCGCCGTCCTTGCAAAAATTTAAGCCAGCACTCGGCGCAGATCCAGCGCGTGGCCGTGAGAAAAATGCCACCGCCTGGCAGGCGGTCGCGGTTGCATTCGTTGCAGTACTTCATTGTTTGTCCTGGAGGCCTTGCAGGGCCTCGATCAGTTGTGGAATAACCCGCTCGTCCAGGTGAATCACGACGCCGGGCATGCGGGCAAAAATCGCCATTTTCAGCAGGCCACCTTCGCGCCACAACTCGGCGTAGGTTTTGCCGTTGTCCTGGTAGATCGTGGCCTTTGTTTCGCTGGGTGTCATTTTTTGTCCCTCATCAGCGGCTCGCCCATGAACGTGGGCGCCTGTTTCTCGTGCAGCTCGTTCATGGCGGTCCGGTATTCGCTGAGCGTTTGCATCGCCTCGTCGTACCAGGGGCCGCTGTAGCGTGCCAGGACGCATTCGAGGTCCAGCGCCAGGCGGTGGGCGAAGCGCTGGGCGACTTCGTTCATATCGTGGCCGATCTGCTCGTAAGGGTCGACCAGCTCCTGGGTGATGTTGCCCTTGCCGTCGTGCGTCATGCGCATCACGCTGGTGCCCTTAGTCATTGCCTCATTGAGCATCATGTGGATCATCTGTTGGGGTGTCATGCTTTGGTCTCCAAGGGAACGTCGCGCCACGTGCCCATAACGATGCGGAACATGTCGCCAGCCGCATCCTTGCCGTTTGGATGCTCCCAAAACTGCTGTAGGACACGGACTTTTCTTGAAGTGGAAAATTCATCGCCAGGTTTGCTGGGAATGATCTCCAAGCGCTCAATAAACCGGAGGTGCATGGTTGGCGTCATGTTGCGCTCCTTGCGGCCAGCATGGCATCGGCTAATGTGTAAGCCGCAACAGCGAAAGTTTCAGGATTTTTGTACGCACGATTGTCTTGGTTTGCGCATATTCCCTGGAGCGCCTTGGCCGCAAAGTAGTCGCGCAGGGTCATGCCCAGCGAATACATGTCGCCACGTTCGTATCGCGGGGTTGGAAACGCTGGCCCGCCTGTGTTTGTGTTGTTCATCAGAATGGCACTCCTTCTTCTGTGGTAGGCGCTGGCGGCACTTCTGGTGCTATTGGTGGCGCTGCATCTGGCGCTGCCGCCTCGTCGCCGCACCTGATCTCGTAGACTGGTTTCTGCTCGTAGCCCACGATCACGCGGCGGCACTCGGGGCCTTCGCCTCTGAGCTCTGCATCAACGCGAATCCAGGGCACGTTGCTGGAGGTGAACTCACGCCAGCCAAGGTCTGCCTCGTCGCGGGTGCGGTCGAACTCGGCGCCCAGCTCTTCGGTCAAAACCTCCAAGACGGGCTCGACCTCCTTGATCGTTTTGACGTCGACCCGGATGATCACCCGGGTGTCCAGGAAAACGTAGCTGACCGGCGCGAACTTCTCGATGATTCGTGTGACCTTGCCCAGGCGCTCGAACTTGGGTTTCAGGTCCTCCAGGTGCGCGATCGCGTCTCGCTTGCTCTTGAGCGACTGCTCAAACTTCTCGATGATTTTCATGTGCTCTCCTTCGTTGCATCGGCCCAGCTCAGCGCGTCGAGGCTGGCCATGTCGGACCATTTAAGGGCCCTGGCGTCGGCCAGGGTGTATGTGTCCTTCCAGGTCGTGCTGGCCTGGTCGTACATGTTCTGGGCGCGCTGAATGGCACACGCCTTGTTCTTGGCCACCACGTTGTAGAGCCGCAGCCATTCGCCCGTTTCGCGGTGCTGGCCAAACACCGCCCACTTCGGTGATGGCGCCTTCGGTTTGGTGTACTGCTTGCCCGTGCCGTTGCAGCCGTAGCACTTGGTGCCGTGCATCAGGTTGAAGCTGTAGCGGCCTGTGCCGTTGCACCTGGTGCACGTGTAGGCCTGGCGTGGGGCCGTGTCGCTCATGCCTGCCTCCGCGCCTCGTAGGCCTCGTGCAGGCTGCGCGGCGTGCGCAGAGGGAATGGCAGCACCAGGCTGGAGAGCTTGCCGTCGGCGATCGGCGTTGCCAGCTTGGGCTCGGGCGCGGCCATGATCCAGCGGCTGCCGAGCAGGCGCACCGAGCGCACCCACTTGCGCATGTTGGCCCGTTGGGTGGCCCGGTCGGCGTGGCCCACACACCAGAGGCGGCGGGCGGTGGTCAGCATCGTGGTGTTCATGATTTATTCCTGAATGAATTTGAGCCAAACAAGTATCCAAATGACACTGCTTAATTGCCACATTGCTGGGATCATTGTTCCTTCAAACGTATAAATGCAAATCGCAAGCAAAAACAGAACTCCAAACACAAGAATTTTCATTTCATCTCCTTGGGATAAACCAGGCGGCCGCCTTGCAGGCTGGGCAGCTCGTAGGCGCGGAACCGTTCGTCGGCGATGCCAGGATTGCGGCGCAGCTCTTTGCCGTCGTAGATTGGGCGGTCAAAAATCTCGCGCCTTGGCGGGGGCGTCAGTTCGGGTTTGGTTTTCTTGGTGCTCATGGTTCAGTCCTCCAGTTGGTCAGTGATTTCTTGCTCGATGCGCTGGCGATCATCGTCGGTGGCCTTGCGCTCCAGCCAGGGGGCGGGTCGGCCGCGCCGGTCGAGGATGTCGAACTCGCACTCGGTGTAGCCGTAGTAATCCAGGTCGCTGTCGCAGGTGTGCGGGCTGCCCCGGTGCGGGGCCTGGCGAAAGTAGTGCGTCACTCTGGCGATGCAGGGAATGCCGGCGACGCGTGTCTCGATTTCCATGTCTTCTCCGGTTGGTGTTGCGATAACTGCATCTTGCCATCGCAAATCGTGGGCTGCAAGTGGTTTGCGTGGGTTATTTTAAGATATTTTCGGTTGAGTGTTGCTTTTTACGCTACACTCCCCCGCCATGACCGCAGAAACCCTCACTTCCAGCCCCGAAACGCCCGCCGACAAGTGCATTGCCGCCTTCGGTGGTGTGCGCGCGCTTGCCCGTGCCCTGGAGCGAAACCCCAGCTCCGTGGTGCGCTGGCGCAAGCCCAAGGACGAGGGCGGCAGCAACGGCGCCGTGCCGTCCGCCCTGCAGGGCCGGATTCTGGCCATCGCCCAGGCTCGTGGCCTGAGCCTGACGGCCGAGGACCTGATCTTGCGCACCGCCGACGACTGGCAGCTGGATGACTGATGGTCACCGACCGGATGCTGCTCAGTGCGATTTCGCACACACGCTACGAGCTGCCGCGTGACATCGCCGTCCGTGTTGGCCAGCGCCGCATCAACGCCGCGTTGGGCCGCCTGATCCGCTCCGGCCAGCTCGAGCGCGTGCCAGGACCGACCTGTTTTCTTTACCGATCCAAGCAGGCACGAATCGCATGAAAACCGACGCGAAAAAATATGGTTGCTACAACCGCCCAGAGTATCGCAACATGATGCCTGTGCAAGACGGTTGGTGGCTTGATGGCCAAACACGAGTCGCAAAGATGGTCGCCAGTTCGTTTCGCATGTCTGCCGAGTGCAATTACACCCGCACATCACTTGGCCAGGCCGATCAAAAATGTGAAGGGTGCAAACACCGGGCGTGAGCCTGGAAACCAACGGAGGGCTGCATGAGCCTTTTGAACCGCCAGCAAGTCTGGCCATTTCCCCCGCCCACCGGCCCCGTGCCGTGGACCCCTGCGCAAGAGGCTGCGTACAAGCGCAAGCAGCTCAACGATGCGGAGGACGCGCCATGGTGAGCGAAAAAACCGTGTCCCTCGAAGTCGCCATCGAGGTCGTGCTGCGCAACGGCCCAACGTTTGAAACCATCGCCGGTCTGTGCAAGATGGCCGTTGAGGCCGAGCGCGAATCCTGCGCACAGGTCTGCGAAGGTCGCAACCGAGACGGCGACTGGTTTGCCGCTGAGATTCGAGCAAGGAGCCAAGCATGAGCTTTGAAAGCACCGACCCCGTCGAGCAGTTCCTGATCGAGGTGCACAACCTCAGAACCGCCGATGGGCAAATCTGCAATTACCGCATGGGTGTTGACCCGCAGGACGAGATTCGAATCGCCAGGATTCTGGTCGCAAAGATCGCTGCGATGGAGCGCGAGGCCTGCGCAAGGATCGCCGAGCGATCCGAGTCTGCCCTGCACTGCGCTTTCAACATCCGCGCAAGGGGGCAGGCATGAACCGCGAAGACATCATCCGCATGGCGCGGGAGGCCGGTGGCGTATTCATCGACCCACCATGTGGGGATTGCTACACGTTCGACATTGACAACGGAGAGCTGGAGCGCTTCTTCCAAGCCGCCTACGCCGCTGGCGCTGCTGCTGAGCGTGAGGCGTGTGCGAAGGTGTGTGAAGACGAAGATGTGGCCCCAACCGATGACGCAGTTGGCGTGCAGCAGTGCATCGCCGCCGCCATCCGCGCAAGGGGGCAAGTATGACCCCATTCGCCCAAGCCCTCGAACGCCTGCGCCAGCTTGCGCGAGCGATTTCCAAACTTCCACCCAAAGGCACTCAATGACCTATCAAGAAGAAATCTGGCAGAAGGCCGTCGCTGAGGCCGACTCTGAAGTGATGCGTGCGTGCCCTTCGATTCAGGGTGGGCGAAGAGAAAACGAATCCGCCGAGCAATATGCGGAGCGTTGCATTCGAAAAATCGAGGACGCTCTAAAACGCCTCGAAATCGCAAGGCGAGAACTGCAATCCGCGAGGCGCACCAAATGAACTACCACGGCGCCATCACCCAAGCCCTGGTCGACGAGCTGCTCGCTGTCGTGCACAAATACGAGCAGACCATGCTGCTGCCGACCGCGCTCGGATGCCTGGACCTGGTCAAGGCCCAGCTGATCCAGGACCACCAGGAGGACGAGGATGAACAAGATTAGATTCGGCAGCGTCTGCAGCGGCCTTGAGGCCGCCTCAGTGGCTTGGCACCCACTTGGCTGGTCGGCCGCTTGGCTGGCTGAAATTGAGCCATTCCCCAGCGCCGTGCTGGCCCACCACTACCCTGATGTGCCCAACTTGGGCGATATGACCGCCCTGCCCGGGCGCATCGCCAGCGGCGAAGTTGAAGCGCCCGACTTGTTTTGTGGCGGAACGCCGTGCCAAGCGTTTTCCGTAGCCGGCCTGCGCAAGTCACTCAACGATGCTCGCGGCAACCTTTCTTTAACTTTCTGCGAGATCGCAAATGCAATTGACACTGTTCGCATTGGAGCCAGCCAGCAACCCGCCATCATCTTCTGGGAGAACGTCCCCGGGGTCCTCAGCACCAAGGACAACGCCTTCGGCTGCTTTCTTGCGGGACTTGCCGGAGAAGATGATCCGATCGTCCCACCAGGGGACAAATGGACGAACGCTGGTTGTGTGTATGGACCCACGCGCACAGTTGCGTGGCGCGTCCTCGACGCCCAATATTTCGGAGTGGCCCAACGACGCCGCCGTGTGTTCGTTGTCGCAAGTGCTCGAAACGACTTTGATCCCGCAAAGGTTCTTTTTGAGTTCGACGGCCTGCGCCGGGATTCTGCGCCGCGCAGAGAAGCGGGGAAAGTCGCTCCCACCATCCCTTCACGCAGCACTGCAGGCGGTGGCCTCGGGACAGACTTCGACTGCGACGGAGGCGTGATTCAGCAGCCGTTCACGCTGGCAATTAGGGGGCGCGGTGACACACACAATTTGGAGTATCGGCAGGACGGCACCGCAAACGCTTTGCTCACTCCGAATGGTGGCCGTGCTGGGATCGGCGTTGGGGCAATTGCGGCTCCTGCTTACGCCATCCAAGCTGGTGCCCTGCGCACCAACACCGACAGCGGCCCAGATGGCGTAGGCGTTCAGGCCGACCACGCTTACACGTTGGAGGCTCGGGCGGAGGTGCAGTGCGTTGCAGCGCCCGTCACCCAGTTTGGCGACATGGCCGGCACCCTGACAGCCCGCCACGACAGCAGCCCGTGCGCGGATCGCGGGATGAACGTGGTGGCGCAGCCAATGCCCATCAACACCATGGTGGCCCTGCGCCATGAGGCGCTTGGCCGTGGCACGGGCTTCGGTATTGGTGAGGCAGGCGACCCCGCCTATACGCTGACCAAAGGGCACAGCCATGCAGTGGCGCAGCCTATGACCATCCGGCCAGACGCCACGCCAAAGTGGAATAACGATCTGGCCTTTACATTGACGCAGCCATCCCCCACAGGCGGCGGCCAACCACAGGCCGTGATGCAAGCCATGCAAGTGCGCCGCCTCACCCCCGTTGAGTGTGAGCGCCTTCAGGGTTTTCCCGACAACTACACCGCCATCCCGTGGCGCAAGAAACCAGCCAGCGAGTGCCCTGATGGCCCCCGTTACAAAGCCCTAGGCAATAGCTGGGCTGTACCCGTGGTTCGTTGGATTGGTAAACGAATTCAGGATCAACTCTTATGATCATCCCTCGTCCCCGACAAGCCAAAGCCATCGACGACCTGCGCGCCGCATACCGTCGCGGCTTCAAGGCGCCCATCCTGGTAGCCCCCACGGGTTTTGGCAAGAGTGCAACCGCCATCTGCATGATCCACAGCGCCCTGGCCAAAGGCAACCGCGTCTGGTTCATCGCGCACTTGAAAGAAATCCTCAACGACACCAGCAACCGCCTGAGCGACGCGGGCATCGAGCACGGCTGGATCGCCGCCGGCCGCGACGGCAACCACCGGCTGCCCGTGCAGGTGGCCATGGTGCAGACCCTGGTGCGCCGCCTGGACCGCTACACGCCGCCCGACCTGATCATCGTGGACGAGGCGCACCTGGCCGTGGCCAACACCTACCAGACCATCTTCGAGTGGGCTGGCGCAGGCCCGAAGTTCAAGCGGCCCGGTGGCACTCACCTGCTGCACCTGACCGGCACGCCTTGCCGCCTGGACGGCCGGGGCATGGGTGAGGTGGCCGACATTCTGATCCTTACCTGCGGCACCCAAGAGCTGATCGACGAGAAGTTGCTGGCCGCCATCCGCTACTACGCCCCCAGCGAGCCAGACCTGTCCGGTGTGCACACCGTTGCAGGAGACTTCAACCAGGGCGAGCTGGCCGCCGCGATGGACAAGCCCGTCATCACCGGCTCGGCTGTCACACACTACCGCAAACTGGCGCACGGTCGCCCGGCTGTGGCGTTTTGCGTGACCGTCGAGCACGCCACCAACGTGGCCGAGCAGTTCCGCCAGGCCGGGTACCGGGCCGTGGCGATCAGCGGCGACTCGGACACCGTCGAGCGCGACGCCGCCCTGCAGGGCCTGCGCGACGGCAGCCTCGATGTGGTCTGCAATTGCGCGCTGTGGGTGGCTGGCGTTGACGCCCCATCGATCGGCTGCATCATCCAGCTGGCGCCCACGCAGTCGGTCGTGAAGTACCTGCAGTCCGTTGGCCGTGGCCTGCGCACGCACCCAGGCAAGGAGGACTGCATCATCCTCGACCACGCAGGCAACGTGAAGCGCCACGGTCTGCCCACCCAACCGCGAGAGTGGACCTTGGCCGCCGTCGAAAAGCGCAAGGGCGCCAAGAAGTCCGAGGTTCCGGTCAAGACCTGCCCGGTCTGCTTCGCCACCGTGCCCAGCATCGTCACCGACTGCTCCTGTGGCCACCACTTTGAGCCAGCCGGGCGCGAGATCGAGGAAGTGGACGGGGAGCTCCAGGAGATCACCGCCGAGGCCAAGGCTCAAGCGATCAAGGCGCGCAAGCTCGAGCAGGGCAGGTCGCAGACCGAGGCTGACCTGATTCGCATCGGCCGCGCCCGGGGCATGAAGCGCCCTGAGCTGTGGGCCCGGCACGTGCTGCGCGCCCGTGCCGCTAAGGAGGCACAGCGACGATGAGCTGCCTTGGCTGCAACCGCCTGGAAACCGACCAGGTGACCAAACTGATCGACGGCACCGTGGTGTGTACCTGGTGCGAGGCCTGGCGCGCTGAGTGCGAGGCCCGTCACATCCTGGCCATCCCCGACAAAGTCGCCCGCCGCGAGTACCTGCGCGGCCGCGAGGAAAACGGCAAGGTGGTCAAACGCGGGATCCTGCAGGTGCGCGGCGAGAAGGCCTGCCAGGAGCTCGAGGCTCTGGTGCGTCGCGTGTGGGAGCACGGCAGGCGATGACGCTCCGCGAGGCAGACCTCATGCGCCAGATCATGGTGGCCCTCTCCCAGGATGGCCACTTCGTCTACCGATGCAACGTCGGAAAGTTCAAAATGGCAGACGGGCGCTGGTTCGACACCGGCCTGCCGCCCGGGTTTTCGGACATTGCAGGTCACCGCGCGGGTGACTGCCGGGCGCTGTATTTGGAGGTCAAGACGGCCACGGGTCGCGCCTCGGAACAGCAGCTGGCCTTCATCGCCGCCATGAAGAAGCGCGGAGCCCTAGCCGGGATCGTGCGGTCTGTGGAGGATGCCAGGCGGGTGCTGGCGGGGTAGGTGCCGCTGACGATTATGCGGCGTCCGTGTTGATGCCCGTCGATTGGCCCGGACCGATGTGGGTTGATGGTGCCCTTGCAAGGCTCGGGGGAGCGCCTGATGCTGATCGCGTGTGCCAACTCACCCACTTAACAGGATCGCTGCTTGCGCCACCATCATGGGAGAGCTCGCTCATCCAACCGATCCCAATTAATCGGAACGACTCGATCTGCCGCGAAAGACTGCCATCCGCCGCTGCAAAAACCAGACTGGCAGGCCTGGCCAAACTCTCCCATGATGGTCCTGGTCTCTCCCAGGTGTCGCGTTGCGTATTTCTACGAATCCCCGCCGTG